AAATACCATCCCTAGTCATAGGGACTATTTTTATTGCTGTACATTGAGTTTGCTATATGGGATTTGTGGAGTAAATTGATGATTTTAAGGGTGAATTTTAATTTTGATGGATTGGTCGGTAAATTGGTAGGGTGAAGGGGTAAATTAAATTTTAGGGTTAAATTTGATGATATAGGTCGTTTGGGGAGAGAAGGATGTAAACGGATGTGTGAGGTAAGATATGATGTTCGATTATTTATTTTCGACAAAGTGGTATTAATATAAGGAAATGATACTTATTTTAAGGATATTTTAGAAATTGATGTGGTTGAGATGATTGGTGGTTTGAGAAAGAATTCGGGTAGGTTCGATAAAGTGGTTGATTTATAAGGAATTTTATAAATTTTGAGTGGAAAAGTGATAAAAAATAGGATATAGGTGATTTGAATTTTTATTGAAAATTAAGAGGTTTGTCGAACTAAATATCGAAGTAAAAATGGAGAATTTCGTGCGAGTGGAACAGATACACTAAAAAATCGCCTGATGGTTGGCTGCTGAGATGTAAACACACCCCACTATATCAAACTTGAAAAACCCTGGTAAAAACAATAAAAAAACAGTATCTAATACTATACTATTAGATATTGTTTTGATGTTACATGTGCCAGGTGTTATATTGATATATATTAACGTGTACTAGAGCATGCGTTGGTTCGTCTTAATATTTAAATTCCGATCACTCAGATAAAAAATATTTTCACAATCCGATCATACATTATAAAATAAGTTTTCATAAAAAATACGCCACATGAAAATAAATATCATGTTGTATTATACTATTTCTATTCTAACATATATTTATATATTACATAATGCGACCATATAATTATATATTAGTATAATCCATTTTATTATTTATCCTGATTGCTAAAGGTATTTTATCAAAATTATTTACGCTTTACAAAATCAATTACAAGATCACATTCTAAAGCATCGCACCACATAGCTAGATCTGACAAGGCTAAATGATTATTATTAAATCTGTTATTCAACTGTTGTGGTATCAGGTCACACTTTTTTGCAACCTCTGTCATAGTCATGTTACAATCTATTGCCTTTTTTTTAAACTCATTTTTAATTTGCTTGTTATTTTCATATTTAAACATATCTATATAATTCCATCTCTTTTTAAACAGTCAATCACATATTCGTTTAAACTTTTATAACCGTGATTATTTAACCAGGTTTCTATATTTTCCCTTTTATCTATATCTATAAAGATGTTAGGTCTCCATCGACTGTTAGCATATTTTTTATTTGCTTTAATTCTAGCGTCTGTATATTTATATCCTTGTTTCTTTTGTGCACTATTCACAAAATCACCTCCAAAATTCAAGTAATTAAAATTTTATCATTTTTTAGATCAAAAATCAATTATACAACATGCACATAAAAAATGCTATACCATACGTATTACATAGCCTTAAATTGTGCAGATTATACAAACATCATACGTATTACACGAACAACCGTTCTTTTATCGTCATTTTGTACATGTTATCAAGTTGCATTATACCATACGTATGATATAATAAATACATAAGATAAAGAAAGTTAATAAGTCCTAATCTAAATCCACATAAAAGGAGGTTGTTCAATATGCGTATAGTAACAATTAAATTACACAATCTTTACATTGCCACCACTGAAATGACAACGGCAGAGATCAAAAAAGCAGAAACCGCAGGTTTCACAGTAATTGAGAAATAGCACATTTAAAAGAAAATAAGGAGGTAATCACCATGAGAAAATACACACTTAAGCAGTTAAAAACCTTGTAGTCAATGGTTTAGCCGTTGATCTTACAAAAGGTAACAATGATACATATAAAGAACTTATGAAAAAAGAAGGTTATTTAAATCAAGTCGGCTATGCCATCGGTATATATGGCTTGAATGGTAAGTTATTAAAGGGTGACAAAACAGGCACATTATACGCAATAACCGCTAGATCATCTGCATTATATATATTTTAAAAGTTTCCTGATGAGTCTTTGAAAATTAAGACGAAACCGCCAAAAAAAATAGGCGGTCGAAACTACATAAAAAGGAGGTGTAAGACTATGAACGATATTAACACATTATATACCTGTTATGAGACAGAGCAGACAATGACCAAAAAAGATTGGTTTTTATATTATCTGCTCAATATTGATAAAGTAGAATATATAGATTTTATTTCATGGTTTCACGATATGAGAAAATCAGGGGTGCTTGAAATAGCATAATTCAGAGGCAAGCGGTGAAGCCGTGGTATTCAATTACAACTTGCCATTTAGCACAATGATAAATAAATACAATGATAACAAAGTATATTTTGAGGTCTACCAGCTTTGATCTGAGGGCTACCAATTTGGTAATAAGTGTATAAGATTATAGAAGGTTATAAGTGAACTATATAGATAAAAACATTATCAGAGTATTTTATAGAGGCTCGGAGGATGCCTGACTGCCTCCATTATCAAAAAACAGGCGTGGTATGCCGTCCACCTGGGAGAGTATAAGATACACCCACATAAGATAATATCAGAACACGGCAAACAATTAAATTGATATATAGAAGGCTCTATATATTTTTATGATATATACAAAAAAATATATATAATAAAAATCTTATAAAGCATCCACCCATGTATAAGACTTTATAAGTGTAATACATTGTTAGATTAGCAATGTAAAATAAATAACCGTGACGGTTGCAAGGAGTACACGCAAACTAGGAATTGCAAAAAAGGTATAGAAGAATCTAAACTTCTAATCGCTCAAAGAGTGGCAATGCGATATAAAACAGTTGTGCCACCTATTGGAGTTTATACATCTCCAAATAAAAACAGATTGTATGCGCATTGAGAAAACAGCGAATAGTTTCTACGTCCGTTAGCCTACCTAAAACGGAGGACAAGAAAATGCAGGCAGGGAGCTAACAAAAAAGAAGGAAATCAGATGAAAATATATTGTTTGAGGTGATTTTTATATCATTCTGGGAAAAACTAAAGGCTGATACTCCCTAAACTACTATAAAGAGTAGTGAAAACAAATTAGCAGGAACGGCAAAGCCTGAGAACGTGAGTGGATAACACAATAAAACCACAATTGCCATTTTTGTGAGGCTATACAATACAGACAAAAATACATCTATGCAATACATTGCAAAAGTTTATATCTGAGTTGGGCAAAAATGAACGGCTAGTACCTTATTAGTGAGTAGTAAACAATATGATATATAACAATTGTTTTCCCTGTTTGTAACAAGTATATAAATAAAAGGGTTATCAAGTTAACTACATTAATTTGTATTATTGATAACTCTTTTATTTTGTCTGTATGAATAGCTTTATAATGACGATTCTATAATAAATATTTATGATTATATAATATATGGTTGTAGATATTTAGTAGATAGCAAATAAAAGCTAGTAGACAGCAAACAAAAATAATATAATATATAATAAATATAAGGAGGAATAAAAATGGAATGGTTTAAAAATACGTTTTTACCATCATTTAATTTTTGCAAAGGTAAAAGAATATCAGAAAAACAGTATGATATTTTTGTCAAATATCTTTATGATAAATACCTGTATAAAGAATTAGATAGAAACAACGCTTGTATTCAAGAATATCACATTTATAATTTGGTAATCATTATACAATCAAGTCATGTAGGATATGGCAAGGGATGGAATGAATATTATTTAACAATACAAAGAATGAATGGATAGAGTATAAATAATATACATAATCAAATAAACTCAATAATATTTATAAGCAACTCATAATATATATGGGTTGCTTTTTTAGTGGAAAAATTAAATTGAACTGCTAGATTTTAGCAGCCTAGAAGAACTGGAAGAAAAACTCAATGATGATTTATGGATAAATGACGATGTGACAGGAAATGCAAGCGGAAGTTATTATTGCAATTCTTGGAAAGCAGAAGAGGCGTTGTCTCATAATTAGGATCTGCTGGCTGAAGCGTTGGAAAACTTTGGGCAGGATGGAACGGATATTTTAAAACAAGGAATAAAAACATATAAGTATGTTATAAATGGCACATTCTAAAACAGGATGTGTCATTAATAATATATTTATAGAGAATAACACATTATAAGGAGGAATAAGAAAATGAGAAATAATAAATTGTATACATATAATGAAGTATGCCAAATGTACAGAAGGCATACAAAAAAATTAATAGGTCAAAAAATATCAGGGGTTATTCTGATAGTAAGTTACATATTGATGATTACATCAATGGAAAAAACAATTCCAATTTACATATTAACAGGTGTTGCAATCATATGCGGTTTGTGGATGATATGCACACCTAAAAAAATCATGTAAGGAGGAAAATATCATGGCAATTAGAACAATAAAACACGGATATGTTGTAACCACATACCCTTGTAATAATGGCTATGTTAGTGAAGTAATAAATAAATATGGCGTATCGGAAAAATGTAAATACTCTTTTGATGTCATGGAAGCAAGAGAAAAACATAATAAGTTATTAAAAACAGTATAGAAGAATGGAAAAATTATGAAGAATTTAACTAGTAATAATCGGTTGTAAATATATAGTAAATAGATATTTCTTTTGGAAAGGTAAAGGTGATTATATGAAGATGTATGTTCCATTTTGCTATGAGAAGATGGGAAGAATAGAAGTTGAAGCTGATTCAGTCAGAGAAGCACAAGAAAAGGCACAAGATATTCTTGATGAAATGTCATGGAAAGATTGTGGTAGATTAGCAGAATGTGTTGATGATTCAGCACAAATTGACTATGACGGTATTATTCTTGACGAAAATCAGAATATTGTAGAAGCAGAATAAATGCGTGTTTCATATGGATTTTAAGAAAGGTAAATGGTGAATAAAATGGATAAAAACATTGTATTAGACAGAGTTACAAGCGAAAACAAAAGTGAATGTTGTGATTTTGTAGCATGTAATAATTGTGGAAGAGTAATGCTGATAAATCATGGAGAAGATACTTGTCCTGAATGCGACTGCAAGGAAACTTTATCATGGATGGAAGAAGATTTTGAGGAAATCAATTATGATAATGCACCAGATATATTAGCAGGTATGGGATACATGTTGTGTGATACAGAGTAAAGAAATTCGCATTTCATTAGAAAGGAATGGTAAGCAAAATGGATTATTTATATGTTATAAGTAGAATAGAGTATGAAGATGCAATAGTTTTACAAGTAATGTGCAGAGATGGTGTACATACTTGTTGTCACAGCAAAGTAAACTAAGCTTTCTTGATAAGATTGGAGGAAAATATATGGACTATGTAAAAGGTAAAGGATATTATATTGGTTGTTTTGATGAAAATGATATTGCAAATAAATTAGATAAGAAAGCGGTAGAAAAAGCAAAAGAAGAAACAGGTTTAAAATATACGAATCAGGAAATTGTATATAAAAATAAAAAGCCTGTTGGAATTAAGTTATATGTTTGCGATTTAAAAGCAATGAAAATATAATGGCTATACGTTGATTTATGATAAACGAATCAAAAATATAAAACCTTTTGAAGAAAGTAAATAGTAATCGTAAAGGCAGTTAGGAGAATAATCTACTAGCTGCCTATTTTATTACAAGAAAGTGAGGTTGATTTTATGAGTACCTATTATGAATATCAGGATGTAGGCGTAATGATGGCACATAAACTTATGACAATGGACGGATGGAAAGTCTTCGGATATCATGCAGACCATAGCGACATGATGACAGACTATTATGATCCTGCTTATTGGAATGGAATTGCTACAAAGAATGGATACACATTAGTTGTAAATTGTAGTAATGAAGCAAAGCCAGAAGAGATACGTAAATACAATTATGATGGAACACTTCAGGATAGAAGTATTTCAGAAAAGATTGCAAAGCTTGAGCAGATGACAATGGAAAGAGGAGCAAGTGAACAGGAAGAAGAATCAGCAAAGAAAATGATTGAGAAGTTACGGAGTAAAGCAAACGAAACTTCTAAAAAATATATTGTAACTGGTATCATTCCAGGACATATGGCAAACCCACCTAGAATGAATTGGCATATTGAAAAAGATGGTGTTTATGTAGCAAAGGGAAACGGAATCTTAAAGTTTGCTCATATTGATAGCTATTATAGATATGAAGGCTACATGAAAGATATGCAGAATTTCAGAACCATGAAACGAGAAGAATATAAGAAGTCTTTTATAACAACCTATATGGGTGAATGGAATGATGATGAAGAAAGTGCAGCACAACAGGCAGATAGTCACATTGCATCAATGGAAAAAGATAAAGCACTCATGGATCAGTTTGAAGTATTTATCAATAAGATTGATACTACTTGCGGTGGAATGCTTGGAGAAGGAGATGGAGTTGTATATGAAAAGGTAAAAGTCACTGAATATAAAAAGGAAAACAAAGCTGTAGAAGTTGCAAACGGAAGTATTAAAGATGGTCAGTGCTTTATTGTAAAGACATCTTTCAATTATGGTCATAACAAAGGATATGTTTATAGAATCCATGAAACTGATTACAACGGAAAGAAAATGTATCATGCTTATAAACTTAATGGAAAACTCACAAAAGAATGTACTGGAATGGCTAATCAGGCAAATCATTGGTACATTACAGATAATTTCATAAGATGGTTTGAAAAGGGAAGTCTTGCATGGTGTGAAATTCAGGAAGTTAAAACACCTTATGAGGTTGAAAAGGTTATAAAGAAAGTTATTAAGTCTGATGCAAATAAGGCAGAAGAAAAGGCAACTGAAACTGATGTAGATGTAAACAAATATACTTATGAAGTGACAGAAGACACAGACACACGAACAGGAGAAAGGATATATCTTGCAAAAGTAGTTGAAAAGTTAAGCCGTGAAGAATATATCAAAGTGAATCAGTACATCAAATCTCTTGGAGGTTATTATAGTAAATTCAAACATGCTTTCTTATTTAAAGAGAATCCGTGTGAGAAATTAAACGCAATCATTAAAGAGACAAAGAATAATACAGTAAATAATACAACAGAACAGACAGAAACACAAATCACATACACTGTAACAGAAGATGTACACACAAAGACAGGCGAAAAGTTATTTGTAGTAAAGCCTGATACAGAGTTGTCAAAGTCGGACTTTGCAGAAGTAAAGCGAAAGTTGGCAACATTACAGGGATTTTACAGTAGCTTTAAGAAGGGATTTATATTCAAATATGATCCATCTGAAAAGCTTAGTACAGTATAAGAAAGGTGGTTGAAATATACCATCTTTTATAGTGAAGGGAAATGGTAAATATGTTTACAGATAATAAAGATTTCTATCCAACGCCACAAAATCTTATAGATAAAATGCTTGATGGTTTAGATTGGAAAATGATACACACAATTCTTGAGCCATCAGCAGGTAAGGGAAATATTGTTGAAGCATTAAAGAAAAAGGAAGACTTTAATAATAGATGGTACACAACAATTAAGTTAAATATTGACTGCATAGAGAATGATGCAAACTTACGAGCAGTATTAAAGGAAAAAGATTTCAGAGTTGTACACGATGATTTTTTGACATACGACACAATGAAGGAATATGACTTAATTATTATGAATCCTCCGTTTTCAAATGGATGTAAACATCTGTTGAAAGCATTAGAAATGCAACAGAGAAATGGTGGTGCTGTTATTTGCCTACTTAATGCAGAAACATTAAAGAATGAATGCAACAATGAAAGAATAATGCTGAATAGAATGTTAGAAGAATACAATGCAGACATTCAGTATATTCAAGATGCTTTCATGGATGCAGAGAGAAAAACAAATGTTGAGGTTGCATTGATAAAGGTAAAACTTCCAGATGTACAGAGAGATTCTTTTATTTTTGATAGTTTAGAGAAAGCCAAGGAACAGAGAGAATATACATATAATACAGAAAACACGCAGCTTGCAGAAAATGATTTCTTAAAGGCAATAGTTGAGCAGTATAAAATGGAGATCGAAGCAGGTGTAAAACTTATCAAAGAGTATTATGCAATGTCACCACATATTCTATGTCAGTTTGGAAAAGACAAACAGACAGGACAGACAATACAGACTGGTGGTTGTGTGTTAAATCTTAATATTGGAAGAGACAGTGCATCAGTAAACGGATACATAAGAGAAATTCGTGGTAAATATTGGTCGGCATTGTTTGAGAATCCGAAGTTCATTGGTCAGCTCACAAATAATTTGCAGAGAGAATATTACAACAAAGTTGAAGAATTGAAAGACTATGAATTTTCATTGCATAATATATATGAATTGAAAATTGATATGGGTAAGAAAGTCATAAAAGGAATTGAAGATACAATTATTTCACTCTTTGAAGAGTTGAGTAATAAATATTCCTATTATGATGAATGCAGCAAGAATATTCATTATTTCAATGGATGGAAAACAAATAAGGCGTGGATCATAAATAAAAAGGTAATTATTCCGTTAAGAGGATGGAGAGACTTAGAATACTCTTGGGGTGGATTTAAGCCATCCGATAGGGAAGTAATAAACAAGTTAAGAGATATTGAAAAATGTTTTAATTATCTCGATGGTGGTTTGACAGAAGCAGTTGATTTACAGCAGTCACTAGAATTTGCTGAAGAATATGGAGAGTCAAAAGATATTGTATTGAAGTATTTCAATGTGACTTTTTATAAGAAGGGAACTTGTCATATTACATTTACAAATGAAGAGTTATTGAAAAAGTTCAATATATTTGGAGCACAACATAAAGGATGGTTGCCACCTTCATACGGAAAGAAAAAATATTCTGATATGACATCAGAAGAAAAAGCAGTTGTAAATGACTTTGAAGGTGAAGCTGAATACAACAAGGTAATGTGTAACACAAGTTATTATCTGGCAGATACAAACAGTATGTTGATGTTAGATATGGCAGAATAGGAGTGTGATTATATGGCATATTACAGTAGTCCACGAAAGTATGAAAACGCAACTGGTAAAAGATTTACAGACAAATGCCCATGCATACATAAAACAGGGAGCATTAAAGGTATGGTTAAATTAGGCTTTTGGGATAAAGATAGTGATAAGGTAAGGCATGGAGACTGGATTTATCAGCAACCATAAAGCAAAGGAAATGTAATTTACTTTGACTGAATGTACTGATATAATTAAAATTGAAAACTTGAAAGGAGATTGATATTATGAACACATATAAAGTTAGAGGGTTTTATACAATTAGTTTTGAAAAGAAAGTAGAAGCAGAGTCAAGAGATGAAGCTGAATCAATGGCGTATGACATCAATATTGAGGGTGATGGAAATTCCATATTTGTAAACGATGATACAGAATTAAGTGCCGATGGAGCTATTAGAGATGTAGAAGTTGAATTGATTGATGGTGAAGAATCAGAAGAATAAAAAAATTTTATAAAATAATAAGCGAAAGCAGATATCAAAACGGTATCTGCTTTTTTAGTGCAACAAAGCAGAGAATAAATAAGGCAGACGCAAATAAATGTGTCTGTCTTATTTATTAGGAAGGAGAATGTGAAATGAGAATGACGAGAGAAGAATTAAAAGAGAAATGGTTTACATCATGGAATGATTCACGGAACGACATTGTAGCAGTCAATTATGGAGATGAGCCATTGTTTAGATATGATCAAGAAAAGTATGAAAAATTTCAGAAACTAACTGGAACAATGGCAAACATTGAGGCTATTGATGCATATATTTACACTCAGAATGGAAATTATGATGAATATAGAACCTTTGCAGGTACTGTGAAAATTGCAGAAAATGGAAAGGTTCTTTGTGGGGATGTAAATGTAAAGTATAGAGGGAAAATACATAATATTATTATCAACAGAATGTATGGATTTTATAAACTTGATATTTTACGAATGAGTTCAGGAAAGGTTGTTGGATTTAGTAACGCAGATGGTCAGGGAAGTCCATCAATCTATACAGAAGAAATGGACAAAGATTTAATTGAACGAATTTTAAATGATTTAATGGAAGATTACGGATATGGTATTCAGAAATTTATGGAATGTGCAAGAGAAATGTATGCACAAGATAGTGTAAATCACATTATGGAAAAGAGATGTGGTGCAAGAAAGTGAGGTTGATTGATATGTATATAGAACATGATTATCATTATATAAATGCAAATGAAAATTTGTTGATAGAAAAAGGGTACGGAAAGATTTCAATACATTCTATTCATTTTGATAGGCATTATTCAGAAGAACAGAAGGAAAAGAATAGACAGATTGCAGAATCTATAACAAGTGAGCAATGGAGTAGACATTGTGAAGAGGTTGCAAAGTGTTTTTCAAAACCATTAAATGATATTTTGAAGCAATTTATAGACAGATATGACATCCATCAGGTTTCAGAAGAAACAGACACAATGGAACATTATAAAAGTGATTGGGATTTATATTTTTGGAGCAATAAAGGATGGAACGGAAAAGACTATATGGACTGTTTCAAACTTGATTTTAACACGAATAGAAGTGTAGAAAAGAATATGGCTTTGTTAAATGAAATTATTCCACTTGTTGAGTCTATGGAATATGAAAACATAGGTTGCCGTATACAATATAATGCTGTCTTAGACAAAGAAAAAATAGAAAGAGAAGCGAAAGAAATCTGTGAAAAGCTTACAGGAAAATTTATAACATATTGTGGAATTGAAGGAAAAATCAAAGTTGTGGATGAAGTTAATAACTATAAAACTTATGGATTTTTTAGAAAAGGTGCAAGAAGCAAGTATTATAAAGTATCAAATACAGAAATACTAGCAATGAAATTACAGGAGGCAATTTAATATGGAAGATAAAGTTGTAATTGATATCTTAAAGGAACTCAGAAACGAATTTTTACAGAGAATTGAAGAATTGGAAGATGTATACAGAGAATGTGGTCATAATTCAATTTGTAATAGAATCTCACAGTTACATGAAGACATAAATGCAATTGAAAAGAAAATTGCAAGAATTAGTCCTAGTGATTGTGATTGATAATTCCAAAGGAAAGAACTGTTTAGAAAGAGAGGTTAATATGCCAAATATAAATATGGATAAAACAGGAGAAAATATAAAGAAACTTAGGTTGGACAGTGGTTTGAGTGTCAAAGAGATACAGAATATATTTGGATTTGGGACTCCAAATGCAATATACAAGTGGCAAAAGGGTAATTCATTACCGACAGTGGATAATCTTGTGGTACTTGCAAAGATATTCAAATGTAGTATAGATGATATTCTAGTGCTGAACTAATGGAGAATAACTTAATAGTGATAGTTAAAGCAGAGATTTAATTATCTCTGCTTTTTCTATAAATACATATGAGGAGGTGTTAGAGTGATTAAACCTTACAAAATGTATGGCGACTTCTATGTACCAGGTTGTCCAAATGCTTTTCCAACTGAGGAAGAAGCATGGGAATACATAGAAGAGAATTGCTAACACAAGAGGCATCGGCTGGTGACACAACCGTGTAAGTCCTCGCTCCTATATTAATATTATAACACAAAATGGAAAGGAAGAGTAATGTTTTGTATTTATCTAAATTGAAGAGGTGAGAAGATGACAAGCACAATAGAAAGAGATTTTGTAGTAAAAGATGGTGTAGCAAGCTTCCCGATGAAAGAATATCCAAACTATTGCGAAATTGAAGATATTGGATATATTTCACACGGAGAATGGGCAGACGCAGAACTTGAATACAAGGGAAAATTATTCAATGAAAATGTGGTGTCAGATGCAATGTGGGAAAGATTTATTGAAGAATTCCCTGATAAAGATGGAGATTACGAAGCGTTTAATCAGTACATGTATGACAATAAAGACGAAGTATATGAATTATTAGAAGATTGGAGTGATTAATATGGTAGATCGAAAATTATTGGAGCAAGCTGCGACAGACACAGTAAAAATGATAAGAAGAGAAATTAGGGAAACTTATGGCAATGAGGAACTTCGTGGATTGAATGGATTCTTTCTTACAAAAAGCGAATTAGATATAGATACAACAGGTCTTGAGAAAGAAATTGAGGATATTATGAAGCATCCACGGAAATATAAAGCAATGATAATGGTATTTGCATACTTTAGAAACATGATGATTAAGGAGTGATGATTATGAAATTGGACTTAATTATGGTTGACGAATGTGGAGATGAAGTCAAAGTTGAAACATTCAATGTTGGGAATGATCTTGATGAAGATTATATGGAATTATGGAAAGATAGGAAAATAGAAAAGGCAAGAGCAAATTATCCTGAAGCTCAACGGTTTTACTTTGAACGATCATATTCAGATATGAGTTATGGTGAATTGTTGGCGTGTATGGACAATTAGAAAGTGAGGTTGAGTTATATGGATAAAGAAAAAGCATTAGCGAAATTACGGGAAGCAAAACAAGAAGCATTGGTTAATTCAACTGCAATTAAAGTTGGAAGATTAGAGCTTAATGAAGCAATGAAGGCGTTGAGAACGGTAATTGCTTTACAAAATGTTTTAAAAGATGAGTGATGAAATAGCAATTTCAAGTGAGGTGATAAGATGAAAAACTATAAAATTAGAGAATTAAAAATAAATGGAAATATTGTAAGTGGACTTGTAAGAGGTCTTATTTACAGAGTGACTTTTGACTTTACACCAACAGAAAAAATCGCAAAGAAAGCAATTAGAAAAGCGGCTGAATATAACAACTAAGAAGATTGGAGAGTGATCTTAATGGACGGAAATATATTTGTGGTTTACACAAGAGAAAAAGAGAATATTGGATTGTATGCAATAGCAGAAAAGTTATCCAGAAGTATCAACCTTGTAAGTTATGTGCAAGGCTGCAAAACATTTAATGTGTGCAATTCATGGAAAGAAGCAAAGAGAATTGCAGATCAGTGGAACAAAGATTTTCAAGCAAACGGAAAACAGAAACCTAGTTCAGAATGGTAAGGAGTGATTTTTTTATGTTAGATATTACAAATTTATATGCATACAGAATTGAAGAATTGGCTGTCGGAATTGTCAAGGCAGAGTCATATGAAGATGCAAGAGAAAAGGTGAAATCAGCTTATTTGAAACACAACGATTGCTTTGATTCTGAAAGAGATTTTATTGAGTTAAAGGAAATTACAGAGAATGATTCATGGTTTGGTGATAATCCTGATGTAGTTGAAGTCGATGATTTGATTTAAAAAGGGGTAATGATTATGTTAGCAAGTGAAGCATTGACAATAACAAATGTAAATAATTATAAAAATGATGCTGTTCAGTATGGTATCAAGGAACTGGAAGAGAAAATTAAAGAACATGCAGAGAAGGGATATAGAAACTGCATTGTTAGCTTTTATAGTCATCCGTATGGATATAGAGATTTTATAGAAAAGTATGGTGAAGAAAACAAAGAGCATTATAAATTGTACAATATTGAAACTGAATTAAGAGAATATTTCACAAAGAATGGATTTACTTTTAAAAGAGTAACAGATGATATTTGTGGTGGTGTTAGACAAGATTCATACTGGATAATCTGTTGGTAGGAGGTTGTAATTATGAAAGATATTGATATTCACTTTAGACAAACAGGAGATAATGAGTATTGGCTAATATATAATCAAGAATCATTTGTAATTAAGACATACAATGATGGAAAATTTCATAACAAATTATATGAGTGTGAAAAGGAAATTCCAGAAGAACTTGAATGGTTTGTTGATACTGTAATTAAAAGAGAATTAGAAATGGAGTGATGATATATGAACAAAGAACTAAGAAAGGTTATTAAAAATGCAATAATTACAGCTACAAAACTAGATGGTTATAGTCAAGTTATTATTATGGAAAATGATGGAAGTTATGGTTATACAAGAAAATATGAAGGTTGCTGTCCTGAATGGCTAGGAAAAATCATTGGAGAAGTAGTTACGTTTTGGGAAAATGGAATTTTAAAAGCGAAATATGTTGGCAAGTAAACAAGAGTTTCATATGGAAGATTAAAGGAGACAAATATGGATAAGATAAATCAAATTAAAAAAGAAATCTTTACATCAATGAAAATGATGGATACAACTATTAAGGGTATCAAAGAATCAGAAGAATATAAAATTGCACAAGCATATAATCAAGGATTGAGGGATGCTATGGCTATTTTTGAAAGAGAAATGAAACGATGATTTATTGAGATTACGAAAGGAAGGGATGATATGTTATTTAAGGAGTATTCAATAGAATGGCTTGATATATTTAAAAGTATGAAATCTTATAATACACAGAGGCTGTATAGAAATATAATTGAAAATCATCTTATTCCTGAAATTGGTGAAATGGAAATGAATAATATTTCTATTTCCAATCTTCAGCAAATTATCAATAAAAGGATTTCTAATCCAGCTACATGTAAACATATTTTATTGACACTTAAACAAATATTTAAAATAGCGAAAGAAGAAGGGGTTGTTGATAAGAATTTATATACTTTTATTCAAGCTCCATACTATGAATCCAATGAAAAAAGAGCATTGACAAAAGAAGAAAAAATAGCAGTTCGAAATATTGATTGTGATTCCATGAGTAAGGTATTTGTTCATATATTATATGGATGTGGATTAAGAAAAGGAGAAGCATTAGCTTTGACAAAAAATGATATTATAAATAATGAATTGGTTATAGATAAATCATTACATTTTGTCAATGGAAACCCAATATGCGGAAATCCTAAAACACATTCAAGCAATAGAAAAGTACCCATACCTGAATTTTTATTAAAAGAGCTTATATCATATATAAAAACAATTGATGATAAGCTCTTTTTTAATATAGAAGGAGAATATCTTAAAGATAGTGAATATACAAAAATGTGGAAATATATAGTTGGAAAAATAGATAGTAACATAAATGCAAATTCAAAATTAACAGCACATATATTTAGACATAATTATGCTACTACTTTGTATTACTCTGACGTGTCAATAAAACAAGCTGCAAAACTAATGGGTCATTCAAATGTAAATACTATTTTAAAGATATATGCTCATTTGGATTCGGAAAATGAAAAACTTACAGAGAAAATTAATAAAATATTTTATATATAAGGAGGAACTAGAATATGACTATTGCTGAAGTAAAAGAATTATATAAGGGAGAATACGTAGATTTAGAGGTCTATAAGCCTTTAAGTAGAGGACGTTATTATCCAAATCATTTTCATGGAGATAATTGTGTAGGACTTGGCGATGGTTCTCCCGAAGGAGATTATACGGAAGATATGGAAGTTGGTTTATATGAGTTGATGGATCAGGATGAATATAATAATACTTTAATGGCAAATTGCGATATATATGCAGATTTTGACGATTGGTATGACAATAAAAACGCAAAAGTTCTTTGCATTATGATTAAATAAACCAATGAAACGGAAATTTATTTAGACACCGAGTGAAAAGAAAACAAGAACAACCTGTGAGTAAAATTTTACTCACAGGTTGTATTATTATGGAGGTAGAATTATGATAGATATAAAAAAATTAAAAATTATGAATTATGAGGATGGGAAAACGTACCTGGAACAGAATGGGTATGTACAGAGTGATTCGGCAAGTAGCATAGATACAACTATATCAGATAGAGTAGAGGATATATACTTTACACTATACGATGAGAATGATCAGGAATTGGATGTGATTAGTTATTGTATGTTTTACAATGAGGTCGGTGTTGAAGATTTAGAAATCGTATCTCAAGGCTGGGAAATACTAGAAAAAATTGCTTAGATAAGATATAATATCTACATATTATAGAAAGGATCGAAGAGAGGTAATAGATAATGAATAACACTATTATATTATTAAAGGGTGAAGCAAATTTAACACGGAGAGAATATAAGAAATTTGCAAAGGGAGATACAATTTGGGGTAATGATTGTTGTCCAAAGGAATTAAAAAAATGGAACATTGAGCAAATAGACGCAGCAAAAGAGGAATTGGCAAACTATGAGTGTGAATATTACAATGCTGGTGAGAGCGTGTATATAACAGAATATGCTCTTGAGTATTGTGAGTGTGATGAAGATGGAGAATTTATACAGGGTGCAGACTTTGATCTTGCGGAAGAAAGTGGGAGGTAATAAAAATGGAATTAATAGTAGTTGGAATAATAGTGACAATAGTTTTAATATCTAAAGCAGATTTACATCATAAGGTAGATAATTACCCAATCAATAAAGTCTCTATTGCAAAAATGAGTATGGACGCAGGAAAAAGCCCTAAATATATCCAACGGCAAATGGTTGCTGGTAAATATGATAAAGATGATGAATGGAAAATATAATTAGGAGGATGAGAATATGAATGATTTTATAATATATAGGAATTATGGAGTTCTTGGGGCTGAAAAAAGAAATGTGTATACATATGGAGCACCACATCTTAGAGGAGTCTGTAACGATGAGTTAAAGGTTAAGTTACCCGATGATTGCGATTGGAAGTTATTTGAGAATAATTTTGGTCAGACTATGATAGAATCCCCTTGGGGTTGGATATACAATCTCAATGAAGTGTTACAGGGAAATAAAAATCCATATTTGTATGCTTTGGATAAAGATCAGAAGGCACATAGAGTTGAATTAGTAATTATTGAAGAATAAACTGTGATAACCGTTAGTAGTAAAAAACTGACGGTTATTTTTTTGATGAATAGATGTTGAAAAAATGTTGACATATTCAACAATAAGTAATATGATATAGAAGATCAAAGGAGGTGCATTTGATTGAGAACAAAATTTAACACTTCCATTGATTCAGAGATTCTACAAAAATTCAAAGACAAATGTAAAGAAGATAAATTGCCAGTAAGTGTCGTGCTTGAGCGATTTATGAAAGGTTATATTGAAGATAAATTTGTTCTTGGAATGATGTGGTCTGATAATAATGGAAAATAAAAGAGTGCAGCGTACACCCTGAGAAAGTTTCGCTACACTCAATCGCAACTTGAACCTAAGTCCTAGTCATTACATATTATATCGTATTTTCTGGACTTGTTCAAGTCAAGTTTTCCTAAACGAAAGTGCACATTGAAAACTTAATAATGGATTGGCTATCTGTAAAAGCTGTCGTGATGGAGTTGAAATACTCCCGATAATGTGCGAGCAAAATGGAGAATAAAACATTAGAACATTATCAACAAATTTATTAGGAAAGGAAAATACGATATGCGATTGACAAAAGAACAGAAAGAACAGGAAAATATTATCTCTGATAGGACGATGAGAGATAAATGTGTAGGGCGATATGAAGTTTTAGATAAAGTAAAAGAGTTATTGCTTTTACCAGGAACAGATTTGATGTCTATTGATCGAGTGGGTGATTATTATGAAGTTAGTTCACAAAGAGTAAAAGATTTATATACTCAGAACAAGGATGAAATTGATAGCGATGGTACTGAAATATTACCGAGAGGATATTATAACGGAGGTCTTATAAAAAAGACTTCCGTTGAACAGAACCAAACTTCTGTTACTTATACCTTTGAAGATGGGCAGGTTGTTAAAATTAATAACAGAGGATTAAAGGCATTCAGTAGACGAGCTGTTTTGCGAATTGGGATGTTATTACAGCAATCAGAGGTCGCTAGAGAAGTTAGAAATCAGCTTCTTAATATAGAAGAAAAAACTTCAATAGAGGTAAAGACAGAAGATATTGAAGAGGAACAGAAATTAATGCTTAGTGTTGGGATGGCGGTGGCAAGTGGAGATGCAAACGCAGTTGCAGTAGCGTCAGCAAATCTTGTAGCATTCAAGAATAGACGTATTAAGAGACTGGAAAATGACAATAAAGCATTAGCTGGCGATATTCTTTCGTGGTCTAATAGAAGTAAGTTGAATGCAGGAGTTAGACAGTTAGCTGCTGTTACAGGTATTCCACACGGAAATATGTGGAATGAACTATATAAGAATCTTCAGTATAAATATGGAATATGCCTAAAACAGAGAGGTGGTAAACCATATATTAAATGGATTGATGAAAGTGAGTGGGAAAATGTTATTAAAATATTTTGTGCGATGTGTGAAGCATATAACCAGTCACCAACAGAAATGTTTCAGCAGACTACACCGAAGATTAAATTGTGATCTATAATATCTCACGCTGTATATGTGATGGGACTTGTTCTATACTTCTCAAGAGAAAAGAAGTAGTATATAATAAAGAAAGCGAGTGGTGGATATGAAAAATACTCAAGAGATACAATTGAATCGAATGGAATTTATCTTATTAGATACTCTTTATACAAATATATGCAAAGATAGATTCCATTCAATGACATTATCTGAGATCAGTGAGGATAATTATGATTTCCTAGGTGTGAGAACAACATTGTATAGGAAGATGAAAAAGCTGGTCAAGCTTGGATATGTCAAGAAGGGATGTTTGGATAATCACGCAGATACATTTTATTTGACAGAAGAAGGAATAAGAGTTGTGGAAGAATGCAAAGAAATACACTAAAATTATACTGGAAATAATAGTTTCATTGGAAGAATGGAGTGAACAATATGGACAAAATAGATAAGAAAACATACATAGGTATCGTAAAATTTACATTGGAATCAATGGTTGATCTTGCAAAGTCTGATAAGAACTATAATCTTACAGCCGATACAATTCACTATTACGAAACAACTATTAAGCCTGAAATGCAAATTAGCCAGGATGAATTTTTAAAATTGTGTAAAGAGGTTGGAATTAAATAGATTGGAGAGTGGATGACATGTTATATACAATAATACATACAGTAATTAATAATAAAGGAGAACACCCAGAAGCAAACGCAAGGGTGCTTGGGATATATTCAAATGAAGATGTTGCTATTAATGAAGCGGAAAAATGGATTAAGAATACAAAGACTTCTGACATAAATGTAAAGAGAATAACAAATACAGAATGGTATTTTTGGTATGAAGAGAATGGAAATATTTATGGCGGTTATGTAGATGTATATGGAAAAAGATTAGATGAGCCAATTGAATAAAACAATGAATCCAAGTTTCACTTTAAAAGGATGTGGTAACATAAAAGCAGATAAAAAACAATGGATACTTGAATATATGTCACAACATAAGGAGGAATTTATTGATATTGTCTCAGAAAATTTTGTGAATGCATATATAAATAAATTCAATCCGAAAATAATAGAATGGTATCCATATGGAACGCCTAAAGTGCCTGAAATTGATAAGTTACTTGTAGAACTATATAAAGAAAATAAGGTGAGTAGATATAAACATTATTGTGAAATTTGGCAAGACGGATATCCAAGATGGTTCTATATTTACTTTTTAATAGACAATGAAATTTAACTTTCTTTGTCAAATTTTGGAGGTGATTATATATGCAGTGCAAATGCATTGGTAATTCAAGTGATAATGGAAATTTTACACTTGGACGTATTTATAGAGTAGAAGAAAATGTGGGAATATGGCAGCCAATACTATGCAGATTTAGAGACTGGGATAATCCCGGTAAATTATCTGAAGGAACAATTTTTGAATTTGCGATGTGCAAATTTAAAGTGTTGTAAAAGATTGTTTTTATTATGTGGGTAGCTAATATAGGAGCTGCTATGACGATAGCAAACGAGTTCGAGTCTCGTGAATCAGTAATCAGGCTGACAAAAGTAAGAATAGGTTCAAGTCCTATCGCCCACAATGCAAAGAAAGAATGATTTACTCGGAAGATTGGAAGAGGTGATATAGTGAAAGAATTTAGAAGTACTGACGAGATTACAAAAGAAGACCTTGAGAAAATGTATAACGCAATCGTTAAATTTGATAATTATATTTCATCAGCAACAAGGAAGCCAACAGATGAAAACATTGGACTATATGAACATTGGATTGATTGCAGGTATGATATAGAAAATTTAATTGTAACTGAGCGATAAGAGGTGATACATATGTCAAAAACAATGGATAACCCAAATAAGGTAAAAGCAAAACTTATTGTAGAAGTTGAAGGAGAATTCTATGATGATGAGTCATCAGAAGAAACATTGAGATATTGTGTTGAACAGGATTTAGAAGATGCTGGATTAAATGTTATTGATGTATCAGTAGATAATACAAGAGAAATGATTGACAGTTTGAAACGCAATAAAGAAGAAATTGCAATGAATATATCAGAAAGTACAGATTATTATTCATTTCTTCAAGGATTTGATTATGTGATTGATAAATTATCGCAGACATTGAAATGACGATTTTATTCAGACAAAAGGGGTGGTAATATGAAATGGAATGAAGTTCCGAAATTTACAGAATATGAATTAGTAAATCCAATATGTTTCGGTTTTGTTTCTTATGTTGATTTTATTGAGAATGAAATAAAAGAATATAATCTAAATATGAACCCTGATTTTCAGAGAGGGCATGTTTGGACAGAGATTCAGCAAAGTAAATATGTTGAGTTTATTTTAAAAGGTGGAAAATCTGGAAGAGATTTTTATTTTAACTGGAATCCTGATACAAATGACTATGTTTGTGTCGATGGGGTGCAAAGAACTACGGCTCTTCAAAATTTTGTATATAATAAGTTAAAAGCATTTGGACAATTTTTTGATGAGTTCAGTTTTACAAAATATATTGCTGCTTATAATCCATTACCGGAATATCGTGTTAATGTATATCGAAATAGTCTGAAGACTAAAAGAGAAATTCTTCAGTGGTATGTTGATATGAATGCAGGTGGCACACCACATACAAATGAAGAGATTGAACGAATCAAAAAGATGATAGAAAATTTATAAAGTAAAGAAAAATTGCTTTCCCCTTAATATAAAGTGTAATTTAAGGGAAAATATTTGGATGATAAGGAGAAAATAATGAGATATACATATAAATGCCCATATTGCAATAGTAATAATACAAAAGCACATATATTAGATAAATGTATTGTCTATATAGATGATCATACATGCAGGGTGTCAGTAGATAAGCGGTGTAATACATGTGGGAAAATATATAATGTGGAGATGGAATATATAAGAAATTGGGCGTTATAACGTCAATAAAAATAAACATAAACAACAATTATGTAAATAATAGTAAACATTAGAAGCAGGAATTAACTGCTTCTTTTTTATTGCAGAAAATGAGGTGATTATTATGACAATAATTAGAGATTTTATAACTAAAAACGAAAATGTACCAATTATGATTGAAACAGCAGAAACAAGAAATACAACAGATCCATTAAGAAAGGAACTGTGGAAAGGTATGTTATATGATATTCCAAAAGATTTGCAGAATTGGGAAGTAATTCAGGAAGGGTATGGGATTGTAGCTCAGTGTAATGTACTAACAATTTTAGAGGATGGTGATGAAAAATGAGTAGATATAAAAATGGAAACCCAAAACGACAATCAAAGTTTATATGCTTGCATTGCATGAAAGAAAATATGTTAGTTACTGGTATACAACGCAAGCAGCAACGTGAGAAAGGACATGTAAAAGATTTATATTGTTTGCGATGCGGATTTGTTACAAAAAACGAAGAGGTTAGATATTGTGATTCTTACGATGAAATATTTGAGTTAGCTAAGATAAAAAGAGAGAATTATTATACGGATAACTATGAAAGAGAAAGTGAGGTAGTTTAATATGGATAGATATACGATAGAAGAAATTGTATTATCTCTTGCCGATATAGTGCAGGAGAATAGGTATTTAAGGGAAGAGAATAAAAGGCTACATAAAATAGAAAAAGAATATCATGAGTATCTTGATGAAAGATTTAAGGCGAGTGAACAGGCATCATTAAATATGTACAATGCTATTTGTACAAGTTATTCATTGGGAAATAATAAAAATTGAGGTTGGAGGTTGATTATCATGTGTTATAAAACAGAAGTTCAGAAAAAAAATGAAGAGATATTAAATAGAAAACTGGATGAATTACAATTACCTCTTTATATGAGAAAATACTTTACCATAAAGATTGAGAGTAAAGCTGGGGCAATAAATTATTTGGGGATTATTGTAGATTTGATCAATTGGTTTATTGAAAAAGGCTTAGTTTTTAGAAATGATATATCAGAAATACAACCTTCAGATTTTGAAAATATTATGGCTGAAGATATTACATTATATTTAAGAACAAAAGAGCAGGAGGGGATAGCTCTTACAACATTGGAAACAAGAAAAAATGTTATTCGTAGTTTTTGGAACTATATAAGTCGAGTGAAAGGAACTAATATATCAGATAGATTTTTCGATGATGTCACCTATAAGGGAATTATATCGAATAATAATTTAATCGAAAAGCTTCCTTCTAGTGACCAACTCAGAGAAATGGAAAGAAAGATTATGTGGAAAAAAGATGTTTCAGTTAGAAATAGAAATATAGCTATATTTAATGTCCTCAAAGGATCAGGAATAAGAGAAGCAGAACTTGCTGGATTAGACATATCTGATTTGCACTTAGATGAAGATATGCCATATTTTACCATTTTAGGAAAAGGAAAATATAGGGAACAGGAGAGTAGAATAGTTTATCTCACAGGTACTGCAAAGAAGGCTTTAATTGAATGGTTAAATTATAGGAATACATTAAATAATATAGTTGATAATAATGCGGTTTTTGTAAATAAAAACGGAACTCGTACAACCGAAGATAATATTAAGAAGATCTTTAAAACGTATGGGAATGGAGTTTCAGCGCATATGTTGAGACACTATTATGCTTCAATAGTTGCAAGCAAGGGAAGTCTAGTATTTTCGCAACAACAGTTAGGGCATTCATCTGTTAGGACTACTATGAAAACATATGCCAATGGATCTGTAGGCATGAAAACAATATTAGAAAGTATGTAATTTGCCATAATTTACCATGATACAGGCTGAATAAAAAGGTGTAAAATTATGTAAAGACGATACTTACTGAGTATCGTCTTTGGGTACAAATCGAACTTCCATTGACAAATTCATAGCCGCAAGCATATCAAATATAGTATTGCATTGTGGGTTTGCAGTTATAAAGAACTGACTTATTGATTGATTGCTTTTCCCAAGATTAGTAGCAACGGTTTTTTGTTGTATCTGATTAAGTGTCATAGCGTATTTCATTGCAGCAAGAAGTTGTTTTGTAGTAGTACATCGAATATAATCCATAATATAGACCTCCGTTCAATATATATATATTGATTATACAAGGTGTATATAGTTTATTCAATATTTTTGTGCAATTTTTTATCAATATATATATTGATTATTCAATACATATATTGTATAATCAGAACTATCAAAGGTAGTCCATACATAAAATTTTCAAGAGAGGAGGTAGACATATGGATTTACAGAGATACGATATAGTTGTTGCAAAGATAAAATATATAGAGAATGGATCAGTTCAGTCAAAGGTACGTCCATATGTGATTATCTCGAATCCAGTTGGAACAAAATGTTCCACTATTATTACTGTGATGCCTTTGACTAGTAAAATAAAACGGACTAAGCTACCTGTTCATGGATGTATTGAAGCCAACGGAGAAAACGGTTTACAAGTATACTCTATGACAATGGGAGAGCAGATAATTACTATTTCCAAGACAGAAGTAATTAAAAAACTTGGTACTGTAACAAAAGAAAGCGATAAGAAAATTATTGATCATACATGTTTTAATGGCTTATTTTTTGGAACAGAATACAGATTAGAGGAGGCGAGGGTGTAATGTATATAAGTAAGGAAGAAGCAAAAAAGATGATTGATAACGCACCTGGCAAGATATGGGTGGACTCATTTAATGGTATAACTTTTATCCATACAAAACCAAGGCAGATCAGTAAAACAGAAGGTTGCTCTTTGGTCAGCCAATCAGAAACAATCAACTATCAGGATAATGATTTCTTTGGCTTATTATCATTAGAAGGGATACAGGAAATAATGATTCATAATATACGTTTTCCTTCGCATTGTAAGATGACCCGAAAAACGGATACACCATAAGGTATAAATAAAACACAGAACAAATGTTCGATAGATATTGACACGCTCGAACAGATGTTCTATTATAGAGTAAGAAAAAACGTAGCCAAGTGAATAGACGGTATTGGCAGTACCGACATCTTGGCTACGCACATAGGTTGATGTAGCAGAATTACCACACCATATTTTATTATTACATAATCGTTCTATAAAATCAACATGTTATTTGTTGAGAATTTATCGTGGCAGTTCAGCTATATTTCACAAGGAATAAAAAGAGAATAAATAATGGGTTATCGCCAAAAGGTAAGGCACAGGACTTTGACTCCTGCATTTGTTGGTTCGAATCCAACTAGCCCAGTTATGTGCTATTAGCTCAGTAGGTAGAGCACTGGACTTTTAATCCAGGTGTCGAGGGTTCGAATCCCTCATGGCACATTATTAAATTGCGCCATTTTTGCAAATAAGAAGGAGGAATTGATGTGGCGAGATATGCTATTGGAAATGGTAAGGGGTACATAGCCAAGGATAGTCTTGGTAGATTCACGATAACGACTAATCTTGCAATCGCAGAAATATATTGTCGTGATAAGGCAGAAAATGTGTACAAAAGTTCAATATCTAAGTCTTACAAGGCACGAGGATATAAAGTAGTGAAATTGGATGACGACGCTCCTGATAGTGTTAGACAGATAACAACTAAGGAGTTGAGGAAGAATACAGAAAAAGTGTTGGATGTTGGAAACATACAGAAGTGGCTAGATAAGATAGCTGACTTGAATGGGTTAGCTGCTGATGCATTACATAGAAAGGCAGAACTAATTGAGCAATTGAGTAAAGTTGATAGAGAACTGAGCGATATTGCACATTACATAGAGTTTAATAACTTAAATGCTGCACAAGGTTACAAAGCCTATAAGATGGAGCATGAACGGAGAATAATTAGAAGATCAATCAAGAATGAGATACAAGTTTTGGAAATTATTCTTGGAAAGAAGATATCAGAAACGGTCACTGATGAGATAAATAATGCTGTGACTGGAATGGATCAACGTTCATATGAACCTAGGGAGCTTAGTGAACTGTTTGATTTTTGATTACATATAAGGTAGGTGTAGGTAGTGAATAATGAGAAAATGCAAAAAGAATTAAGTAATCTTTCTCCACAACAGATGGAGTGGCTTGAAGAATATTGTGCAAACGACATGCAGAAATTAAAGAAAATAAGCTATATTGCATTTCATGGGTATAATATTCCAAACTTTGAACATGATGAGCTTTATGATGATGCTATGAATGTATTGATGGAAAGTGTAATAGATTATGATACATCTAAAAATGCAAAGTTTGAAACTTATCTGACCAATAATATCAAGAAGTCAGTTATTGATTGGTACAGAGATAATTATCAAAGAGGTAAGCGAAGAAACTTACTTCGAGATAAGGATGGTAAGATAATAAAATTTGATCAATATGGCAATGTAACGGACGATGATAAAGGAAAACCTGTAGTTGTTCCAAATACCTCATTTGATGCACCTACAAGAGATGATAGTGAAGTGGATTTGAAAGAAAAAATAGCTTCAGATTTTAATGTGGAGGCAGAAAGTGAATTTGATTTTGATGATAGCGATAAAGTTGAGGAGTTCCTTGAATCTTTACCAAAGACACAAAAAAATATTTTGCTTCTTCGGATGGAGAATATTCCTGCTGATGAAATAAGACAAAAATTAAATATCACAGATAGAGAATATAATAGTGCAATGAAGTCAATTAAGATGAACAAAGGTCTTTCCTTGTTTACAAAGAATAAAAATGATGGAAATTACGATGTGGAGGTAGATGAAATGGAAGACAGAATTATTGAAATTAGCGAATCTGAAAACTATAGAACAGACAAATACAGTATGTATTCACTATTACAGGATAAGAAAAATGGAGATATGAATTGTAATTACATCTTACAGCGTGAACCGTTTCAGTGGACTACGGAAGAAGCAAACAGATATTTTTGTCGTATTCTTAGTAACCTTCCTATTCCTGAGATTATCCTTTGTGAGCAAAAGAAGAAAGGATTAACAATTTCTCATCTGATTGATGGTTTACAAAGACTTTCATACGCTGAAGCATTTAAGGAAAATCGTATTAAAATTGGTTCGGCAGGCGCAGAAAGACATTTAATCCAGTATAGAGATTATGTTTTAGATGAAAATGGTAATCGTGAATTAGATGAAGACGGACTTCCTGAATATGAAATGAAAGTGTTCGATGTGATTGGAAAATATTATAAGGATTTACCAGATGAACTGAAAAAGAGATTTAATAATTTTAATATTAATGTAACTAAGTTCTTTGATTGTACAGACGAACAAATTGCAGATCATATTCGTGATTATAACAATCATGCGAGTATGAATAAAGAGCAGGGTGGGCTTCTTAACGTATCAGCACAGACAGCAGGATATATTAAAAAGATCTCACAGAAGAATACATTCTTTAAAAATTGCGGAAAATTCACAGATAATAATGTCATTAAGGGAAAATTGGAACGTGTTGTTGCAGAATCAATAATGTTAATGTTCTTTCGTGATTCATGGAAAGCAAAACTCGACACAATTTATAAATATGTTGATGAAAATGCAACAGAACAGCAGTTTTTAAAGCTTAATTCACATTTTAATAGATTGGAATTAGCATTAGGTGATGACAATAAAGATTTGAAGTCATTACTTACTCCGACAACAATGCCAATGTGGATTGCTGTATTTGATAAGTTTACTACATATAATATTGAAGATTCAAGATTCGTTGATTTCTTAAATGCTTACAATAGTGAACTTAAGGATAAAGAAATTGATGGTGTTTCTATGGCAGATTTTAAGGATCAGCAAACAAAGAAAAAAACAACAATCACAGGTAAGATTGATTTACTTGTGAAGTTAATGAACGAATATTTACATATTACCGAAGATACATCAGTTAACAATGAAGAAACATACATAAGTTCATCAAATAATGATAGTGATGACGAGATAGATCCATTACAGTTTATAAAGGACAATGTATCAGAAAGAGTGTCTGAGGAAGACATAGATGATTACTATACCTTAATGGATGATTTTAAGACATTACGTGGAGTAAATTCAGAGTCGTCATTATTTGATTATCATAATGAATTAGCATTTTTAGGGATGATTGCTTATTCATTCAAGTTTGACAAAGATTTAGATGATTGGTTAGTTAATTACACCAATCGCAATATTACATATAGCACTAATCAGACAGAGAACCTTGAAAATATGATAGCTGATTTCAAGACGTATGAAGAAAAGAAGTCAGCATAGGAAGGAGAATATACATATGGAGAAATTAAAGTTGGTTAAAATTTCAGATATCAAAGTATCACGTAATTTCCGTAATTCTGTTCCATCACCAGAGAAGATGGATAGATATAGAGACGCATATTGTCTTGGTAAAGATTCGAAGCACTCTTATGAGAAATGTGCAGGTCAGGTCAAGCCAATAATATTAAATGAGAATAATATGATAGTGGATGGCTATATACAGTATCTCGTCATGAAGGAGATGGACGAGGAGTATTGTTACTGCTGCGTTGAACATAAGTTAGTAGTGTATACACTTATTGATGGTGTTCATACAAATGGAAATAGTAAGGAATATACTTGGAGAGTTCCAGATAATACGAATTGGGATGAGTTTAAGCGCAAAATCTCGTATGGAGATCTGATATGGGTGAGAACAGCTAGTGGAATAGCACCAATTGTTATAACAAATATTACTACAGTCGAAGCAATTGAAGGTGAATTGTCAGGATTAGAGAGAGTTGCAAAAAAGGACATAATGAAAGGTGAACTTTGGAAGTCCATTGAGATAGATGAAAAAGTACTTATTAAAAACAGTGTGTCAGAGGAGTGGATACCAGCTCATTACGCTGGGCTTACATATGAAGGAAAACCTACTGTATGGAACAATGGTGGTACGTCATGGACTACAGATATGATTGGTATACCTAAATATATTAGATTGCCTGGTAGTGTAAGTTTTGGGAAGCATAAGGATCATATGACTAATCTTTTGGCAAGATGTTAAACACTATTTGAAAGTGAAAAGAGAACATATAAAAGGGTGGCTCAACTAGGTCGCCCGAATAATGGGTTGTGGTGAAAAGGTCAACACATCGCACTTTGACTGCGACATTTGTGGGTTCGAGTCCCACCAGCCTAGTTATGTGCTACTAGCTCAACTGGTAGAGCACTTGACTTTTAATCAAGTTGTCATGGGGTTCGAATCCCATATGGTACATTTTGTTACGATAATTATGTAGAAATTAAGACAAATATAATCAAAGAAAGGATATGAATTATTATGAAAACAATAGACAATAAATTTGAGATAGGCGAAGAATGCTATACATACGCAAGAGAAAATATAGAAATAATTTGTCCAGTATGCAAGGGAACTAAGAGGATTTTCTACAACAATTATGAAATTCCATGTAAACAGTGTAATACAATAGGAAAGATTGTAGGTAAACAGACGGTAGTAGCACCTCATAAGGTTAGAATTAGAAGAATTGTGGCTAGTATTTGGAACGATGTAGTCACAATTAAATACAAAGTCGATTCTGTTGGAGAATATATCAATATAAGAAATAGAGGAGAGAGTTATTTATTTAAGACATTAGAAGAATGTGAACAGAAATGCAAAGAGATTAATCAGGGTGAGAGTAGTGCTGTGTTTTAGGAGTGAAATTCTCTTTCTTTGGATTGTGAGGTGAAAACTATGAGATGGAAACAGGTAGTACAAAGGAAACCTTATCCTGGAGATTTAAGATATTCTACTGTATTTGCATGGTTGCCAATTAGATGTGAGAATGGTGACTGTGCATGGTTAGAAAAAGTAAATTTGGTTGAAGAATACAGGATTGATCCAGCGGGGCATTGGATTAATAAGAAATTTGAGTAGCAAGAAAGTTCGATTTCATAGGAAAAGAGGTTAAGGAATGGAAAATATAAGAAGATGGTTTGAGAACGACCAGATGAATAATGGTCAGAATTACGAGATTGACGAATACGAAGGTCATTTAGAAGCAAGAACAGATACAGTTATTTTTATGGTAGTAGAGCCTCATAGTGGAACTAAAAATAGATGGATGCTTAGAGTTTCAACAAGAAGTGCTTTTGATAGATGGGCTAATTCTACAGCTATTGAGGAGTTCTTTGATAGTGACATCGAATTATGTAATTATTTACATGAACATCAGTTGGATATTTATAAAGATTTGGTTGAATATTTGTCAAGTGAATATGATGAAGTGACAGAAGAATATTAAGCAGAATAAATATATAACTTTGAAAGGAATATACGAATATTATGGAACAGATTCAGGAAAATGAGCAGTGGAAATTAAATGGCAACTGTGAAAAATGTAGAAGAAGTAATTATTGTTCAACGCCATGTACTCGTCATAAAAGGAGAATAAGAGCAGAAATTAAAGGTCTTGTTGCAGATACAATGAATAAAATGACAGGTGGAGTGATGAGAGAAGTTATTGACAAAACGGTAAATGGAATTTGGTAAATTGGTAAGGAGATTTATATGATTACAAAGACATTATATACTTGTCAGTTTTGTAATACTGATTATGCAGATAAAGAGAAAGCAATGGAATGTGAGAAGAATCACAAAGTTTTGGAGACAGCAACAATTGTAGGTGACTATAAATCATTAAAATCTATCCCAGATGGATGTCCTACGAAAGTAAAAGTAAAGTTCAAAGGATCAGATAAATGGATTGAGTATATGAGATAGTCAGGAGCGGAGTTATATGAGTCAATGGATTAGAAATAAGTCATGTGAGATTTGCGGAAGAATAGAAATTGGATTAGTAGAAATGAATGTAGGAAAAACTAAGCATTATCTATGTTATCCGTGTATGGCAAATTTTGCATCAGACGTTCTTGATTACGCAAGAATGAATTTAACCGAGAAAGTTAATGAATATGGAAATACATATTTTATAGACGAAAAAACAAAAACGCAGTAAAACTTCGATTCATTGGAATTTAGAAAGGAGACAATGTGTTAAATATAGGAGATTGTGTAGGGCAGATTAACAAAGATTCATCTGGTGTATGGAAGTTATATAAGGATAAGATAAATAAAATCACAATAACAAAGAAATATGGTAGAAGATATTTTACTAAGACAGTGTTTCGACCATTAGATGCAGATGATGTAGATAACAATACAAAAGATATGGAAGAGTCGATTGGCAAAGGATATATCATCGTAAGAGAAGTATTTGGGTTAAATGATAAGACTGAACCTTATGCTGAAAGATGGATAAAATGGGCTAATGAGAATCCAGATAAGGCAACTGGTTTGATATAAATGGAGAATATAACAGTAGAAATAATTAACAAAAATAAATATAAGAAAGAAGAGGTAACAATATGGATGGATTTATGAAGTTTAAGAAGGCATTACAGAAACATTTTGATGAGATGCAGAGAGAGGCAACACATTTATTTGAGGTAAATGTGGACAAAGATGAGTTATGGAATACATATCTTGACAGTTTCCCTGCTGGCACTAATGAGATTTTCAGAGAGCGTAGAGAACATGATTGCAGTTGTTGTAGACAGTTTATCAAGAATATTGGTTCTGCTGTTACAATTAAGGATAATCAGATTCATACAATTTGGGAGTTAGAACTTGGAGATACAACATATCAGCCAGTATGTGACGCACTTGATGCTTTCGTAAAAGCTCATACAGTTACAGATATTTATACAACTAAGTTCCCTAAGATTGGCACAGATTTTAACTTTGAGGAAATCAATGGAAAGTCTCATCAGTGGGATCATTTCTTCTTAGAGCTTCCAAGCAAGTTCGTAAATAGAAGCAGTCGTTCTAACGAGGAAGTTAAAGGACAGTTCAGAGATACAAGAAACGTATTTAAGCGTTCTCTTGATGAAATTACTATGGAAGCACTTGATACAATCCTTGAACTTATCAATTCAAATACACTTTACAAGGGCGAAGAGTGGAAAGGCGTACTCACAGAGTTCAAGAAGTATAAGAAGGAATATGATAAGCTGACTTCTGATACTGAAAAAGATTTATATGCTTGGGAGAAGTCGGTAACAGCAGGTATAGCTATTGGTAGAATTAGAAATCATTCTATTGGAACACTTCTTATTAATGTAAGTGAGGATATGGATCTCGATACAGCAGTTAAGAAGTATGAGCAGATTGTCGCTCCAAGTAATTATAAGCGTCCAAAGGCTATTTTTACAAAGAAGATGCTTGAGGATGCAAAGAAGACAATCACAGAGCTTGGATATATGGATTCATTACAGAGAAGATTTGCTAATCTGAATGATATTACTGTAAATAATGTACTGTTCTCAAATAAGAGTGCTGTAAGAAGAATGGTTGGAGCCGATGATATTTTCGGTCAGATGGAGAAGGATGTAGCTGTAAGTCCTAAGAAGTTCTCAAAGGTTGAAGAAATTTCGGCACAGGATTTTATTGATAAGGTACTTCCAACTGCAAAGGAGATTGAAGCATTTGTAGAGAATAAGCATGAGAAGAACTTTGTATCTATGATTGCACCAGTTAATCCAGATGCTAAGACAATGTTTAAGTGGAATAATGGATTATCTTGGGCTTATTCAGGAAACATTACAGACTCAGATATGAAGCAGAATGTTAAAGCGGCGGGCGGTAATGTTGATGGCGTTCTCAGATTTTCAATTCAGTGGAACGAAGATGGACATGACAATTATGACCTTGATGCCCATTGTGTTGAGCCAGATGGAACAGAAATCTATTATGGTAGTTACAAAGCACCAAGAATTACTTTTATGGGCGGTCAGTTAGATGTCGATGTTATTGAGCCACGTGGAAAAGTTGCAGTAGAGAATATTACATGGCAGAATTTATCAAGAATGAGACCAGGAACATATAGATTCTTTGTACATCAGTATTCAGGTGCAGTAAGGCATGGATTCAGAGCAGAAGTTGAGTTCAATGGAGAGATTTATTCATTTGATTATAGTAACCCTATGAGAACTGGCGAGAATGTTCAGGTGGCAGAAGTTACACTTGACGAGAATGGCAACTTCTCAATTAAGGAAAAGCTGTCTGGAAGTTCATCTATTTCAAGTCGTGAGATTTGGGGTGTAAATACAAATCAGTTTGTGCCTGTATCAGTAATCAGCTATAGTCCAAATTACTTTGATGAGCAGGATGGAATTGGTCATAGACATTTGTTCTTCTTCTTGAAGGATTGTGTGAACAACGAAAGTCCTAATGGTTATTATAACGAGTTCTTAAAGAGTGACCTTGAAAAGCACAAGAGAGTATTTGAGGCTTTAGGTGCTAAGTGTCATGTAGAAGATACTGATGATCAGCTTTCAGGAATTGGATTCTCTATGACAAAGAGAGCAGATTTAGTAGTTAAGGTTAAGGGCGCAACAGAGCGTGTAATGAAGATTAAGTTTTAATTAGAAAAAGGAGATTATTATGACAAACAACGAATTATTTATCAATGCAACAAGAGCAAACTATCAGTTTCCATTTAGAGGAATGATTAATGTAATTGATTTGTGGGATTTATCTCTCACAAATCTGGACTCAGTGTTTAAGACACTCAATGCGGAAGTAAAGAAGTCTGAGGAAGAAAGTCTTCTGAATACTAAGTCAAAGGAAGATGAGGAGATTTCTAATAAGATTGAAATTGTCAAGTATATTGTTAGTGTGAAGCTGGATGAGAAGAAGAAGAGAGAAGACGCTAAGAAAAATGCTGAGATGAGACAGAGATTGCTTGAAATCAAGGCTAAGAGACAGGATGCAGCACTTGAAAACATGTCTGATGAGGATCTGGATAAGGCACTTGCCGAGTTAGAGTAATGTTTATGGGCTGGCTGACGAACAGTTGGTCAGTCCTTTTTATAATAGAAAGAGAGATACATATTATGCCAGTTAGAAACAGATTAGTCTATGTTGGTGAAGATTAGGAGGAAAATATGGAGAATTTATCTACTGTAGAAGCAGTAAATATGTTAGCTTGTATTGTAATGATGTTTTTTCTTGGATTGCAAATTGAACCGAGTCGAAAAGTACAGTGTGTTGCAAGAATTTTATGGGCTATTAGTTTAGTTGTAGTTTGGATTTGTATATTTTTAAGATAAGTAGAAATTCACGTTTCATAGAAAATTTTGGAGGTTAAGACAATGACAATTGAGCAAATTAAAGACAAATTAAAATCAAAAGAGTATGACTTCCTGAGAACAGATAAGAATTTGAGTGACAATATCATTATCTTAACTCTTGGTGGAAGTCATGCATATGGAATGGATAAAGAAGGATCTGATTTAGATGTGAGAGGTATTGCACTCAATAGCAAATCAGATATTTTACTTGGTACAGACTTTGAACAGGTCGTAGATGTTGATACGGATACAACTATGTATTCATTTAATAAAATGATACAGCTTTTAACATCAAGCAATCCTAATACAATTGAACAACTTGGTTGTCTATCAGAACATTATTTGCATTTGTCTGATATTGGTAGAGAGCTTTTAGACAATAGAAAGATGTTTTTATCAAAGATTTGTATTCATACTTTTGGAGGTTATTCGTCATCACAGTTAAGACGCATGGAGAACAAAGCTGCAAGATTGGTTGGTCAGGCAGAAAATGAAGCATACATTCTGAAAAGTATTAACAATGCTCGATATGAATTTAAAAATAGATATTATCCACACAATGAAAGTGATTTGAAACTATATATTGATAAAGCGATTCAAGAAGGATATGACAGCGAAATTTTTATGGATGTAAATTTGAAACATTACCCATTAAGAGATTGGGCTGGTATGTGGAATGAAATGAAAGCTATTGTTAGCAGTTATAGTAAGTTTGGTAAAAGAAATGAAAAAGCAGTTGCACATGATAAACTTGGAAAGCATATGGCACACTTAATTCGTTTGTATATGATGTGTATTGATATTCTTGAAAAAGAAGAAATTATTACTTATAGAGCAGACGAACATGATTTGTTAATGAGTATTAGAAATGGAGAATATTTAGATGAGAATAGACAGCCTATTCCAGAATTCTATGACTTATTAAATGAGTATGAAAAGCGTTTTGAATATGCTAAGAAGAATACATCATTACCCGATAAGCCAGATTACAAGAGGATTAATGAATTTAAAATGTATGTAAATGAACGAATTGTGAAAGGAGATATTTAATGGAAGTATCTAATAGAGCAAAAGAAAGGTTTTGTAAGGACTGCAATATTCCGATTCGACTATTTCAAGAACCATATTTTTTAGATAGAATTGAGCTTTTTGATAAATTCTATGGAACTGTTGAAAAATGGAACAGATTTGTAGCAGAATTGCAGAAATATAATTGTGAACAAGATTACTTTGAAGAATATAATCGTGTAAAGGATGCAGCTATTAACAGTATAAAAGAATCTGAATCATATCAGAGATTTAATTCTGAAGATATGAATAAATTTGCCATTACACATAAAGATTTACCAAATAAAGATATTTTCAAACCAACAAATAATGAAAAAATTTTTATTAGTATAGATATGAGAAAAGCTAATTTCTCATCTTTGCATTCATACGATAAAGAAATATTTGGTAATGCTGATACATGGGAGCAGTTTATCTCTCGATTCACTGACAATGAACATATCATCAATAGCAAATATATTCGTCAGGTTATTCTTGGTAATTGTAATCCTAAGAGACACATCACATATGAAAAATATCTTATGGATCAGATTCTTTCTATGTTGTATGACATTGTTGCAGAAGAACGCTTGGTATTCTTTTCAAATGACGAGATAGTTTATGATATGACTACTGCAAGTAATTTACACACATTGAATCTTGTAAAAGAATGTATCAAAGAACGATTAAATTCTAAGTCTAAAATTCCATTTAGAGTTGAATTATTTTCATTATATAAAATTTCAGGCACAGATGGTTATTACAAGAAAATTTATCAAAATGATAGAGAATATAATATTGAGTTTAAATGCTTAGATAATTATATGATGCCATTTGTATTGAGATATTTTTTAGGACAGGAAGTAAACGAAAGTGACAGAGTATTTTATCATGAGGGGTTACTTTCAAAGTTTATTGAAACACCAAAAATCGAGGTGAATTTGAATGAAACAATTGAAAATTGAAATTTCGTCTGGTGCAAATGAAATTATCCATAGTCTACAAAATAATGGATATGAGGCATTTTTATGTGGTGGTGCAGTGAAAGATAGTATTCTTGGCAGACCAATTCACGATTATGACATTACAACTTCTGCCACACCATATGAAATGATGAAAGTATTCAAGGATAAGAGAATTATTGAGACTGGATTGCAGCATGGAACTATCACTATTGTAATTAATGGTGAAGGATATGAATGTACCACTTACAGAATTGATGGTAATTACTCAGATAGTCGTAGACCTGATAGTGTAACATTTACACGAAATCTTAAAGAAGATTTAAAGCGTAGAGACTTTACAATCAATGCGATGGCATACAATGATGAAGTTGGTCTTGTAGATCCGTTTAATGGTATGGAAGATATTGAGCATTATAAAATCAGATGTGTTGGTGGAGCAGAGGATAGATTTTCAGAAGATGCTTTAAGGATTTTACGTGCTATTCGGTTTGCTTCACAACTGGGATTTGTTGTTGATTCTGACGTAAGTTTGAATATTCATAAAATGTATAAGAATTTAGAGAATATATCTACTGAGAGAATCAACAGTGAGTTCTGTAAGATTGCATTATCAAGCGAGTTTTATATACAGATAGGATTATTTCGTGAAGTATTCTCGTTATTCATTCCTGAAATTAAAGATATGTTTGGCTTTTTACAGAATAATCCATATCATATTTATGATGTATGGAATCATACAGTACATGCAGTACAAGCGTATGAATGTGATTGCGAACCCGACTTGAATTCAAGAGATTTGATTACATCTTTAGCTGTATTCTTTCATGATATAGGAAAGCCACATTGTTATCAAGATGGCGAGGATAGTATTAGACATTTCAAAGGTCATGGAAGAGTCAGTGCTGATATGACTGATAAAATAATGAAACGATTAAGATTTGATAATGTCACAAGAGAGAAAGTTGTTGAATTAGTTTATTATCATGATGCTACTTTTGAAGTTGGAAAGAAATATATCAAGAGATGGCTTAATAAAATTGGAGAAGAACAGTTCAGAAGGTTATTAAATGTTCGTAGAGCTGATATTAAAGCACAGGCAGACATGAATCAGGAAACAAGATTACAGAAGATTGATAACATCGAATATATTTTAGAAGAAGTTTTACAAGACGATGAATGTTTTTCCATAAAGGATTTAGCAGTTAATGGTAAGGATTTAATTACTATTGGATATAAGCCAGGAAAAGAAATTGGTGAGGTATTAAACAATCTGTTGGATTCAGTCATTAGTGGAGAATATATAAATGAGAAAGAAAAATTATTAGAAATAGCAGAGAGGAGATTACATGGTTAAATTATTTTCACATACGGATCTTGATGGAATCGGTTGTGGTATTTTGGCAAAACTTGTATTTGGTAAAGATAATGTAGAAATTTCATATTGTGATTACGACAATATTGATTCAACTGTAAAGGAATATTTAGAAACAGAACAGGACGACACAATCCCAATTTATATTACCGATATTCGTGTTAATGAAGAAACCGCTGAGTTGCTGAATAAAAGAGGCAATGTTCAGTTATTAGATCATCATCCAACAGCTCTTGGATTAAATAAGTATGATTGGTGTGATGTAGTTATCGAAGATTCCAAAGGAATTAAAACATCGGGAACTATGTTGTTTTATCATTGGTTAGGTATGAATGGTTGTCTGAGTGAAGAGTTAGAAAATAATAAAGCGTTAGAGAGATTTGCTGAACTTGTGAGAGATTATGACACTTGGAGATGGTCAGAACTCGGTGATGAAGGTGTTATTTGTAAGCAGGTAAATGATTTATTATATCTTTACGGTCGAGATGATTTTATTCATTGGTGCATTTCAGAAATCCATGATGAGGTATTCCCAAGATTATATACCAAAGATGAGGTTGTTTTAAAGATTAAGCAGGATGAAATTGATAGATATATCGAAGAGAAGAATAAAACTATGTTTACCAGTCCTATGTGCGGTAAGGTTTGTGGTTTTGTATTTGCAGATAGGTTTGTTAGTGAATTAGGTAATAGACTTTGTAAAATGCATCCTGAAATTGATTTTGTGGCAATGATTGATATTGATGGTTGTACGGTATCTTATAGAACAGTTAAAGAAGATATTGATCTTGGTAAAGACATAGCAAGTTTATTTGGTGGCGGTGGTCATCCAAAAGCTGCTGGCTCAGAATTTAGTCAAAGTATTAAGTTGAAAGTTATTGAAGGAATCTTTGAATAGTGAAGGAGAGTGACTTGGTGATGGTTCAGAAGATACTTATGAGACAGATACGGAATTTGTTTCTGGTAACGATACTCATTTGATTACAACTGTCCGTCATCAGCATTTTGATTATAATCGTCCTTATCAAGAAAACGAACATATAGAAACAACAAAATTTAGAATTAAAGTTAAAATGATAGAGTGAGGTGAAATATGGCAGTATTTGTAACAGGCGACATACATGGAAATCCTACACGATTAAGTAAAGATAGTTTCTATGAACAGAAAGATTTTTCTGGCAACAAAGATGAGAACACTGTAATTATTCTTGGTGATTTTGGTCTTGTATGGAACAGAGATGGTGAAAGCAAACAAGAAAAATATTGGTTAGATTGGCTTAATCAAAAACCATTCACAACAGTATTTGTTGACGGAAATCACGAGAATCATAAAAGGCTTGCGACTTATCCTGTAAAAGAGTGGCATAGTGGTAAGGCTCATGAAATTAGATCCAATGTATTACATCTAATGCGTGGTGAAGTTTTTACCGTTGAAGATAAGAAATTCTTTGCTTTTGGTGGCGCATCAAGTCATGATATTCAGGATGGTATTCTTAATTACAATGATGAAGATTGGAGAGAAGAAGCCAAGAAACTTGATAAACAAGGTAAGTATATGTATCGTATCAAAGATTTATCTTGGTGGGAAGAGGAATTACCAACAGATGAAGAAATGAAACACGGACTAGATGTTTTAAAAGAGAATAATAATGTAGTCGATTATATTATTACTCATAGTCCTTCCACATCAGAGTTGTATCTTATGGGTGGTAAAGGTTTGTATGAACCAGATGTATTGACTAATTATTTGGAAGAAGTGAAAGCTGCAACTGAATATAAAAAGCATTTGTTTGGTCATATGCATGTGAATAAGGCAATTAACGACAGAGATATTTGTTTGTATGAACAGATTGTTAGGATATTGTAGAGTGAGGTGAGAGAATAATTGGAGTGGATTAAATGTGTTGAAGGACAAATGCCAGAAGATGATAAAAGATATAAAGGCAAGAAAGTGATCAATGTACTTGTTACCACAAATCGAGGAATGGTAACAAAAGTACAAAGACAATACTATAATGGGACATGGTATTGGGAAAGAATCAATGGCGGCATGAAAGCTTGGATGCCGTTACCTAAACCATATAGAGAATAAGTGAGGTGAGAGAGTGAAGAAATATTGGGAAACAGGTGAAAAGAATGACTTTGGTAAGGAATGTTATAAATTACATTTTAGTCAATTTTATGAAGAAGATGATGAAAATGTAGTAGCTGGTTTTGTACAAGATGAGACAGACGAAAACATATTTATATATGTATCAAAAGAACTAAATGTTGAATATGATACATTGTTTGCAGACAGTATAGAAGATGCAAAGCATCAAATCGAAGACATGCTAATAGACCATTGGAATGATGAGATTGATTATTTAGAAAATCGAATTAAATCATTTCAAGACGAAGAATAATCATATATAGAAATTTCTATCTTGGCGATTCAGCCAAATTTTCCATTAAGAATGTTATAACACCAGCGAAAGGACAAAAATGACATTAGGTGATTTGTTAAGTATTTATAAAAATGGCTATTATATTTTGTCTAATGGAAAGCATTTATTGGACATAAATGATAAAAAATATATGTTATGTACTGTAAAACAATTTTCTAATTATCGTTATAACACTATAAGAATAGTCATTGAAACAGAAATATCAAAATAAATTTCAAAAAAGTAACAAGAAATATTTTTTTCATTCGATTAGGTAGACGTGCCTATTTTCGAGTGATTTTTACAACAAAATAATATTAAAACGAAAGGATTTAACAGTAAATTCTAGGATAAATGATTGCGCAATCTCTGTAGATTAAAGGATTTTGACAGAGAATAAAGAAAACAATAATTATTATGAGAAGAACTGGAAGTTAGTAAACTTCTGTGAGTTTGATAAATATGCAACAAGTTCTTATTGTGCTATTCACAATGAAAACGAAAGTAAAAATCTTGGTGATATTACTAAGGTTGATGAAACAAAACTTGAACCATTTAACATGATTTGCGGAGGATCGCCATGCCAGGATTTTTCGGTCGCTGGTAAACAGAAAGGTTCTGTATGGACTTGTAAAGATTGTGGACATGAGTATAACCCATTGACAGTTCATTGGTCAGAAAGAGATAAGTGCCCATGTTGCGGAAGTAATAACATTGAGAAGACTCGTTCATCTCTTTTGGTAGAGTATCTGAGAGTTATCAGAGCAAATAAACCGAATTTCGGTATGTACGAGAATGTAAAGAATATTGTGGGAAAGCAGTTTAAAGATACATTCAAGATGTTCACAGATGAGTTGGACGAGTATGGATACAATGTGTACTGGAAAGTTCTAAACGCAAAAGACTATGGCATTCCTCAAAATAGAGAGCGTGTGTATCTAATTTTTATTAAGAAAGAATTGGATAATGGAAAGTTTACATATCCTGAACCATTTGATAATGGAATGAGATTAAAAGATATTCTTGAAGAGAACGTTGATGAGAAGTTCTATATCTCAGAAGATAAGGTTCAGAGATTTTTAACAAATCTTAATAACGAAGACGCTTTATTATATGATACTTGTCAGGTTAAAAGAGAAGGAAAATCAAGAGAATATAATGATTTCTGTTCTACTTTAACAGCAAGAGATTATAAAGATCCACGTCTTGTAAATGATAATGTTGTAAAACAGATTGGAACTATTTCTAAACGTGAAGGGAATTGGAAGAATCCACAGGTAGGTAGGATTTATAGTACAGATGGTTGTAGCCCAACATTAAATACTTGTGGAGGTGGTAGTCATGAACCAAAGATTGTTCAGTTAGGAAATGTAAATCCATCTGGTAAAGGTATGAATGGTAATGTGTTTGATGAAAATGGATTAGCACCAACTCTTACAACAAATAAAGGCGAGGGTAATAAGATTGCAATTCGTCAAGCAACTAAGAAAGGATATATTGAATGTGAACTTGGTGGCGTAGCTGATTTGTCATATCCAGAGTCTAAAACAAGAAGAGGTAGAGTTCAGGAAAATGGTCAGATTTGTCCAACAATTACTGCAACTGAGACAGGGGTTTGTAGAATTGAATCATCTATTAGAATCAGAAAATTAACTCCGAAGGAGTGTTTTAGATTGATGGGATTTTCAGATGACAATTTTGAAGCTGCTGAGAAAATGGTAAGCAACAGTCAGTTGTACAAACAAGCAGGGAACTCCATCGTAGTTGATGTTCTGTATTACATATTAGTTGAATTATATAAGGCTATGCCATATCTATTTGATAACTTGAGAGTGAGTAGCTTCTTTTCTGGCATTGGTGCATTTGAAGTTGCACTAAATAGACTGTATAAAGCAATTAATACGGGGAATTTACATAAAAACAAATAGCAATATATAGTTTCAAATGATTTTAACAAACACTATATATTGTATAAAAATTAAGACCGATTGAAAGCGGAATTTCTTTTGGCGAAAGGAGAGAATATGGAGATAAAGAATGCGAAAATTGACTATGTAAAGCTGTATATTGAAGACCATGATATTTTAACATTTAGCATTGGTCTTGATCTTGGCAGTGGGGGTTGTGCATTAGGAGGATATGCACTGGATCAATCATTTAGGGTTAATAAAAATGACAATAAATGGGATTATGAAAGAAAATCTTCGCCTGCTGGATTAGATTGTATGAGAAAAATCATGGAAGTTGTAGGTGTAAGAAGTTGGGAAGATTTAAAAGGAAAGTATGTTAGATATGAGGATAACGGATGGGGTTCTCGTATTACTAAAATTGGAAATATCATAAAAGATGATTGGATTGATATTGATGATTTTATGAAGAATTACGATTACGAGGATTGGATTGAAAAGTTTAGGAGATAGGAGAATAAGTAAATGAGTAAAGCTGTTTTAGTGTTAGATATGCCTGAAGCTTGTTGTGATTGTAATTTTTGTAGAGAAATACAAGAAGGTATCGAAGCATGTTGTGAATTAATGGATGAGTTAAATGACAATACTCTTTGTAGAATGATTGATAGTAAAAATGGATATTGTCAAGAAAAACCAAATTGGTGTCCATTAAAAGAATTACCAGATGAAATACATAGTAAGGAATATTTAGACGAATATTGCGATGGTTATGATGATGGTTGGAACTCATTAAGAAAGAAAATTTTATGCGAAGATGAGGAAAATAAGTAAATGGCATATATAAAAGAGTATTGGCAGAATAAAGAACAGAGAGCAGAAACTGCCCGTAAACATACAAAAGAAATGCAAAATAAGTATGGTCGTTGTATTCAGACTGCTATTGTTTCAACAAAAATTTATGATACAAATTCATTTAATAGGGATTTTGAAGAGGATATCGAAGATAAAGATACCAAGATTATTGTAGAGGATATTGATAGTGTAGGTGCTGTAATGAAATACGGCAATCCAAGTACAGCAGTTCTTAATTTTTCTTCATATAAAAATCCAGGTGGAATGTTTTTAAATGGTAGTAAGGCACAGGAAGAGTGCTTATGTCACGAATCATTCTTATACAATGTGTTGAGTCAGTTTGTATTAGAGTTTTATGATTGGAATAATCGACACAAGAATAAGGCTTTATATTTGAACAGAGGATTATTTTCTTCAGGTGTTTGGTTCTTTAGAGAGAATAGTCATGTAGAGTGTAGTGTTATTACTTGTGCTGCCCCAAATAAGTCGGCTGCTCAGAAATATCAGAACGTGTCAGACGAAGAGAATACTAGAGTGTTAAGAAGTCGAATTAAGTTTGTTCTTGATATGGCGAAAGATAATAATGTAAACACTCTTATTTTAGGAGCTTATGGTTGTGGTGTTTTTGGTCAAGATGCAACAGAAGTAGCGAATATATTTAAAGAATATTTAGCTACTACTCATAAATGCTTCTATAATGTTGTATTTGCTGTTCCAAGTGGCAGAGATGGCAATTATGAGAAGTTTGTAAAAGTATTTTCGTAGCACAGTAAACATAGATTTCCTGTGAGATTGTGAGGTAAGAAATGGTTAAATATATAGTTATAATTATGGTGTTATGGTTAATTTTATCAATCGGCTTTTCTTATATGACATATTTGATTGGATATACCAAAGGGTTTAATAAATGTAAAAGAATAGATGATGAAATATTGGATAAATATTCCAAAGAAAGAGAGTGAGTATGGCAGGATTTGTATCAAAACAGCCAAACGGATTATATTGTAGATTTTCGAGTGTCACGGATTGTCCTACAGCATGGAATATGACAAGAGAAGATTATATCAATATGAAAATGTAGGAAGCAAAAGAGAATGCTGAAGATGTATTGGATAATTATCTGAAGCCGTTTGATATGGTGGTGGATATGTATTATCCAAACAATATGATAAAAGAGGAATTTGATAAATTCCTTGAAGAGACTGGATATAGCAAAGGAGAATAAATCATATGAAGAAGAAAATTTTAGCAGTTGTATCAGTGTTGACATTGTGTTTCGGAATGACTGGATGCCAGTCTGTTACAAAAGATTTTGGTGGATCAACAACAATTGAGCTTGAACCAAACCAGAAACTTGAAGAGATTACATGGAAAGATGATTCATTATGGTATCTGACAAGACCTATGACAAATGATGATATTGCAGAGACACATACATTTCAACAGTCATCAAATTTTGGAGTATTTGAGGGTACTGTGACTATTATTGAGAAGAAGGAGTAAGAAAAATAACAAATGAAAGTTAAAGAATTGATCGAAAAATTATCGACTATGCCACCTGAAGCAGAATTAGTTTCATATCAAAGCGATATGGAGACAAGTGGTATTAGACCTATTTTTTATAACCCTAAGTTAGAGAAATATAAAATAAAAAGAAAATCTACATATGATAGATTTGACTATACAGATTATACATACGAAGTATATGTCGAAGACGAAAATGGTGGGATTATAGCAGTCAAAATGTAATTCATAGTAAAACGAAGTTTCTTGGTGATTTAGGAGGTGAAAGATGAGTAAAAACTATGAATTAGAGTTATATAAATTACTAATCAATCCAGAAGAAGATGATATTGAAATCTCATATGTAGATGAATTCGGATGGGTTAATGATACAGAATTTTGTGTTTGGATTAATCTTAATTGGTTTGATGAATTTGTTAAGCGATTGATGGATATTTTCGGTTATTCATTATTTGATGAAGGTGGAATTGAAGCAAGAATTGGTAGTGATTATGTCTGTATCAACTTAGAAGAAGTTACTTCTGGATATGGTATTGATCTTGAAGAAGTATTCCCAAGAAGTAAGTACACACATTAAGAGAATAATACATTGAAAGGAGCATGAGATTTGCTGCAGCATTAAATCATGATTTGCTCTGAGTAAGAAATGTTAGAAAATTATAAAATTTACAATGATGATTGTTTTAAAATTATGAAACAATTAGTTGATGATGGAGTCATAGTGGATGCAATTATTTGCGATCCTCCATATGTAATCAATTATGCTGATTGGGATAAAGAGTTTAATATGCCTCTTGCGATTAAGTTATGTTATCAGTTATTGCAAGAGAATGGTAATTTGATTTTATTTCAGGGTTGGTCAAATGTGGCAAAAACAATATCTTTGCTTGATGAAAAATTCCAAATTCAGAATTGGATTGCATGGGATCGTATCAAAGGTCGTGGAGCAAAGAAAAATTTTGTGTCTACAAGAGAAGATATTTTGTGGTATTGCAAAGGTAATAGTCCTACTTATACAAAAATTTATTCTAATATTCCAAAGAAAACAGGTGGTTTAGGTAAAAAGAATGGTCAGGAAAATAGAGCACTAACAAATGTTTGGTATGATATTTCGCCTATAGTTCCGTGGAGTTCTGAAAGAAACGGGCATCCAACACAGAAACCATTACAAGTGATGGAACGATGTGTAACAATTTGGACAAACGAAGGTGACACAATACTTGATTTTACAATGGGTAGTGGGACAACAGGTGAAGCTGCGTTGAAACTTGGTAGAAAATTTATTGGTATCGAACAGGATCAAAAGTGGTTTGAAGTTGCTAGTAAAAGAGTGGCTGAATATGCTCATCAGGACTTATTGAAAAGTGCGACATAAAAAACAATGAATGAAATCTTTCATGTCAAATTTAGGAGGTACAAAAATGTTAAAAGACAATGGAAATTTACGAAGATTGAATGATAATGAAGAACACGTTGAGATGATTTTTTCATACAAAGTTCCATATGGGAATAGGTATGGTTTGTCTACGGGGAATAAAGGCGGTTTTTGCACAAGAGAAATGTATGAATTTGAAAATGTAACAGAAATTGAAAACCTCATGTTAGGACTTGCTGATATGTTAAATAAAATCAGATGTGATAATGGTGGTAATTTGAGATAAAAATATTAATACGAAAGGAGTGAGTGGCAGCCTTAAAGAAATTTCGCTCTGAGTAGATTAAATGAAATATATGGGATCTAAATCACGTATAGTTGATAATATTTTACCAATTATACAAGAGCGATTACGAGATTATAATATCAAAACATACATAGAGCCATTTTGCGGTGGCTGTAATGTAATTGACAAAGTTCAATGCGATATAAAAATCGCATCAGATAATCATAAATATCTTATAGAGATGTTCAAGAATCTAAATCAGATACAAAATCTCCCAGAATTTATTACAAAAGAACATTACTCAGAAGTAAGAGAGTGTTTCAATAAAGGTTTAAATACATATCCTGATTGGTATATTGGAGCAGTTGGCTTTCTTGCAAGTTATAATGGACGCTTCTTTGACGGTGGATATGCAGGTATTGTTCATACAAAAGCTGGTACTGAAAGAAATTACTACGATGAAGCTAAGAGAAATTTATTAGAACAGATTCCAAGGTTAGAAGATATTCAATTCCAATGTGGAGATTATAAGGAGTTATATTCTGATAAAGTTGACTGCTTATTTTATTGCGATATTCCATATAAGGGCACGAAACAGTATGGATCAAGTAAGAACTTTGATTATGATAGATTCTGGAATTGGGCTGAGAAGATGAGTGAGAAGAATGTTGTCTTAGTCAGTGAGCATGAAGCTCCATCTGGATGGGAATGTATTTGGCAGCAGGAAGTTAAGAGAACGATTGACAATACAAAGCGAGTTAAAGCAGTAGAAAAATTATTTGAAATAAGATAATAATTTAGTGAGGTGAACGAGATATGAATATGTCTGATTTAATTGGTAGAGAAGTAAAAATTAGTGACAAGGAAGGTGAGATAACTAATGTATTGGGTATTGGTTATGAAGTAACATTCTTTAATGTCGCTGATGGCAGAGTATTTATTGATGCAAGAGATATTTATGATTATCTCGTTTAATGAAACTCGCATTTTATTTTAAGAAAAGGAGAATAAAAAAATATGAAGGTAACGATTGATTTAGAAAACTTAGAGTCTCTTGTGCAGAATACAATGGAGACTAATATTGAAAACATTGTAAAAGAACAGATTGAAGGTACTGTTAAAAAGGTTGCTGATAATCTTGCTAAGAAAACTATTGAAGAAAAGGTTTCTGAGAATTTTCAGCGTTTTGTTGATGAATACATAGCAAATACCAAAATCAAAGTTGGTGGAGATTATTGGGATGATACAGAAGAAAAGGAATATACAGTAGAACAGTATATTAAGAAGGAATTAAAAGAAAGACTTGATTCTAAAAAGCTTAGAGCTAAGAAGAAAGGACACACAAGTTCATATAATGATGATTTTGAAACTGTGTCATTTGAAGAATATATCAATCGCCAGTTTGATTTTGATGAAATGATTAAGAAGGATTTAGATAAATTTATGGATGATATTCGCAAGCAGGTAAATAAAACCATGAAAGAAACTTTTGACAACTCAACAAAGAGTATGTTATCAAATGCAGTTCTTAATATTCTTGGTGCAAATGAAACCTATAGACAGATAGAGAATAATATTAAGTGTATTGCAGACAAGCAGGTATAGGCTATGGAAGAAGAAATCTACGAAAACAATTATGAAGACTGTGATTACTGTGAAACGACATACTATGAAAGCGACACTGGATATCGTGAATATGGTTGCAGTCTTATAACTGGTGATGAGAATGATTATCTATGTTTGGGTGGTGAATTAGGTTTTGGCTGCCCATTGTCATTCAAATATAGAATTGAGAAAAATTAAACTTCAAAAAGTGCCTAAAATAAGGGATTTTAAAAATGAATTTTGATTGAAATTTTGGTTTTTTGGCTTGTCACGTAAACTATACAATATTTAGGACAAAGGTGATTGATTATGGAAATTGAAGAAAGAGAGTATATTGAACCAGAACCCATAAATGAAGAAATTATAAATGCTATAAATACAGTTAAAGAGTATTGTAGAGCACATGAAGAATACGAAGATTGTAGAAGATGTGTTCTTGGAGACGGTATTAATTGTGGATGTAGCAATCCTTATTTATGGGATATTAGAAAGAAGTAACAAGAGAATATAACAATGTAATTACAATGCTAAAACAAAGCCACGTTTCATGTGGTCATGAAAGTAGGTGAGAATAATGTATTTTTTTTGGAGAATGGGAGTTTGAAAATAATTATGAGGACATCTATTTTCTGCTTCATTGTTTATACAATGCAAAAACTGAGTTATACGACAGAACTCTTACTGATATGAGAAGTAGGTATGATCCGACTGAAGCATTTATAGAGGGCTGGAATAGAAGTAGATCGAATTGGTATTCCAAGAAATTATACGCTAAATGTGTGAAATGTATTGAGTTAAAAATAAGAGGTCATTTTGTACACAGACATTGGAAAGAATGCGTTTGGAAGTACGAAGGTCTTTCAGCACAAGGATGGATAAATTTATACCAGCAGTTGATCAAAGAAAATAAATACGACAGTTGGATATTGGAATATATAGAAAATTGGAAACAGGAATGAAGCATTTCATTCGAGTTTTTGAAAGATAAAAAGAGGATATATACATAGAAAATAGAAAGAGAGGTGCTGAAATGGCAGAAAGAGCATTAGCACATGTAGAAAAGATTGAGTGGATCAGACCGATTGAAGGAGCCGATAATATTGAACTTATTGGAGTTTTAGGATGGGTTTGTATCGCTAAGAAGGGTGAGTTTAATGTGGGAGATATGGCTGTTTATATTGAAATTGACAGCAAGTGTCCTGAAACAGATGAGAGATTTGCATTTTTAGCAAATAAGAAATTCAAAGTTAAGACTATGAAACTTGGCAAGTTCAAGGTAATTAGCCAGGGATTAGCCTTACCATTATCACTTTTCCCAGAATTACAGGATAGAAATATTGGTGATGATATTACAGAAGCTTTGAAGATTACATATGCTTCAGAAGAGGATGCTGCAAGAAAGACCAATAAGATTGATCCAAATGCTAAATATAAGTCAATGGCAAAGCGTAGACCAAAGTTATTCGCTAACCCAATTGTAAGAAGGATTATGAGATACAGCATTGGTCGTAAGATTATGTTTTTATTGTTTGGTCACAAGAAAGATAATCCAAAGAAGTTCCCAGATTGGATTGTCAAAACAGATGAGACGAGAATTGAGAATGCACCATTTTATCTTCAGAGTACCGAAAAGTGGATTAAAACTGAGAAATGTGATGGCACAAGCTGCACATTTGCAGTTGATAGATTGAAGAAGGACAAGAACAAATTTGATTTTATTGTATGTAGTAGAAATGTAAGACAGGCTGATAGAGAACAGGCTTGTTATCACGAGTCAAATATTTATTGGGAATTGGCTGATAAATATGACATTGAAAAGATTCTTACACAGTTTGCAACAGAGAATAACTATAACAGAGTTGTGTTACAAGGTGAAGGAGTTGGCTCAGTTCAGGGCAATCCATATAAATTTACAGAAAATAAGCTATTTGTATTCAATCTGATTATTGATGGTACAAGACTTGGAACTGTAGAAATGGCTGATTTCTGTAAGAGCCACGGATTAACAAGTGTGCCAATTATTGATACGGCTTATGAGTTACCTAAGACTATGGAAGAGATGAAACTTGAAGCTGATGGATATAGTGAACTAAATCCAAAGGTTAAGAGAGAGGGATTTGTATATCGCAGTATTGATGGTCAACAGAGTTTCAAAAATGTGAGTCGAGAGTATTTACTCCGTCATAACGGATAGGAGAATATATGAATAAACCTACAATGTGGGTACTCGTTGGCTTGAGTGGTAGTGGCAAGTCAACCATTGCCGCTCAGATTGCCAATAAGAATCCAAATACAGTAATTGTATCATCGGATGCAATTCGTGAAGAATTGACAGGTAATTACGAAGACCAACAACATAATGAAGAAGTGTTTAAGATTTTTCATGATAGAATCCGTAAGAATTTAGAGAATAAAAAGAATGTAATTGTAGATGCAACTAATCTGACTATGAAATCTCGCAAAGCAATTATGATGAAAGTAAATGGTTTAAATGTCAGGAAAGTATGTGTAATTATTCCAAAGCCATTTGAACAGTGCAAAGAAGATAATTTACATAGAGAACATCCTGTACCTGACTTTGTGTTGGATAAGCAGATTAGAAAATTCCAGATTCCGTTCTATGAGGAAAATTTCGATGCCATTAAAATTTATGATATACATAAAAATCATAAATTATCCGTGCCAGAAATGATACAACAGATGGACAATTTTGATCAACAGAACCCTCATCATACAACGACACTGGATAAACATTGTAGAAATACATATGAGTTATTTTGTAAGAAGAATTATCCATTAGAATTTAACATAGCTGCAATATTGCATGATTATGGAAAACTATTTTGTAAAACAACGGATAAAAATGGCATAGCGCATTTTTACGATCATAATTCAATCGGTTCGTATTTGGTGTTAGAAAACTTAGTTGGCGAATACAAATATGGTCTTTTAGATATCTGTTTTCTTATTAATTACCATATGATGCCTTTTAATTGGGATACTGATAAAGCAAAGCAGCGTTGGAAAGAAAGATTTGGAGAATATAAATACAAGATGCTTTTAGATTTTAACGAATGTGATAGAGCGAGGTGAGTGATATGTGTAATCGTTGTGATTATAACTCATCTGACAATCAAATATTGGTAAGTAAATTCAGGTTTCTTGGTTGTAATATGGAGGTGAAAATTTGAAAGACATTTTAGGTAGAGAGATTAAAGATGGTGATATGTGCATTGGAATGGCAATAGGTAGAAATTCACCAGGAATGCATATTGGAGTTTTTCAAGGTAGCTCAGTTGTTTATTTAGGATATAGTGAAGAATATATCAATAAAAGTTGTACAAGCAATACATATCTGATTGAAAATCCAACGAAAAAGGAGTTGGAAATTAGAGATAAAATAAATATATTTCTTCAGAAAGAAGCAGAAGAGCGAGAGCGAAAAGCAAATTTAAAAACAATTCCGTTAAGTAAATTAGAAGTGGGTGGAATTTACAAATCAACTCAAGGGGAAATGTATTTATATCTTGGTAAGAAAAAAGTAATTTTCGAAGATTTTGATTATGATAATACTGATATAAAAGAAGGGTACTGTTTTGCTTATGTATATAATGGTGATTATGAATCAGATGAAAAAATTTTAGAAAGAGCTTTGGAAATTAATACATATCGAAGAAGTCATTCTATTTCCGTCTTAAAAGGCAATAAAAAGTTGACAGATATTGTTAGAAAGGTTGATTTGAAGTTTCCACTAATCAAAGAGGAAAAGCAAGAAAGTAATTGGAGAAATCATGGAAACAATATGAAATTGACCATCGAGTAGAGAATATTAAAGCAAGGATAAAATCAATGATTTTTATAAACTAGGAAAGATCAAAGAGGTGAACGATTAATGTCGCTAGCATATAAAAATGGCACATACAACTATAATGGCGAATATGGAATGGGTTCATTAGATGAGTTTGCACAAGCAGAAAGAAGATTGTCAGAAAAGAAACAAGCATTAGATGACATGAAAAATGAATACGACCTTATTGAACAACAGGCATTTAACACTTATAAAGAGAATATTAAGTATATGCTACTTGATCAGCCGTCTATGATTAAAATGTGTAGAGAATGGTTAAATATGTTATCAAAGAATCAGGATGCTGATGGTAATAAGCTTGACAAGAGAAAGAAGTATAAAGAAAAGGAAATGTATGATTGGTATATTGATTATATTAAAAAGCTTCTTGATGTTGAGTACATGAATGATGTTAAATTCATTGACTATAATTTTGGTCAAGCTACTTATATTCAGTTTGAATATAAAGAGCATAATTGGCGTTTAGGAATTCCTCATATTAAAGCTATCAAATTAGATGCATATAAGAATTATGGTAGCAGTGTATTTAAACTTGCGTTAATACACAATGATACAGAATATAGTTGTAGTTGGTCACAGTTTGGCTCTACATATGAGGAAGATGAATTAAGAGATATTATGACACAAGGTATTGAGAAATATTGTAATTAATTGGGAGTAACTTCACAGGAATGCAACATATCCTTGGATATAGAGGTAATATATGAAACGAGAAAATTTAGAAAAAGCAACAGAAATTAATCAAGAAATCAAGAGACTTGAACAGGAAATTGATTTTCTTGACGATGCAAATATGAGAAGAACACATTCAATAGTTAAGGCGTTGATGCCAAAGAAGTATACATATAAGGGATATTTTTGTTCAGAGCGAAATATTGATTCTATTGGTTCATGCATATATTTAGATCATAAAGAATGTGTAGCTCTTGCAGATTTTAAACGAAATGAAATTGAAGAATTGCAGAAACAATATGAACTATTGGATTCTGAATAAAAGAGAATAATACATCAGAGGTAAAAACATAATGGGAATGTATACAGAGATTAATGTGTGTTTTGATTTGTTAAGGAACACACCGAAAGATATGAAGAGTGGGAAGATTCAACATTAATGTATAATGATTTTGACAATGATAAAATTGTATTTAAAGGAGAATATTAAACATGGAAACAATTTTAAGATTATTAGCAGAGAATCCAGAAAGTTTAGGAGCGGTAGTAAAGACATATATTACAAAGTACAAAGAGCCTGTATATGATGTTTTGAAGGAATTCATGATTATTGCAAAAGATTATTCTGAGAACACTGAGTATCCTGCAATTCAGGCGAAAATTAAGAAAAATATGTTTGATGCGTATGTAAATGTTGGATTTACAGAGAATCAAGCATTAGCACTTATGATTAATGACAATATTCAGCTTATGAAAAATATTCAGAAGTCAGTTAATAATATTTCTGCAAATAGGAGTAAATGATATATGAGAATAGTAGACGGTGATGCACTTTTAGAAAAGTGGAGAAATTTATCTAAAAGAGGGAGAATTGAATTCGATCAAGTAATCATGTGTGAACCAACGGTTGATGCAATTGTAGTAACTGATAGAAAGAAACATATATCAAATTTTGATTTTGATGACAACAGACCACAATGCTGCATAGACCACGATAAGTATTTTTCAACATGTGATACTTGTGAGTTTGGAGAATAATACATTGGAGGTGAAAACATAAATGAAACCAGTAATATATTTTGATTTTAAGGAATGTGAGAATGATAATAATAGTGTTGTAATTACAAAAGATAGATTAAAAGAAATTTTAGATGAAGTATATCAAGCAGGATATTCAGATGGGAATTCAAATAAAACTACCATCACAACAACTCCGTGGAATTGGAGAGATAATATGTATTGTGGTGGCAATAATGATCAGGTGATTCCTAGAGAAATAACAACAGGAACATCATTATTGAGAGCTAATGAAGCAATCTTTGCATGTAAAAATAAAGAGTCGCAGTAAACCAATCTTTCATTCGGAAAATTTTTAATCATATCTAAGCCATTCGGCTATGGGAATCCCAGTAAATAAGAGAATATTACAAAGAAAGGATAATTAGTAGCTGGCTTTAAAGGTTGCAACCGCTTTGGTGCTAATTATTGAAATTACAAAATGACAAGTATTACACACCAATAGAATTAGCGAATTACTGTTGGGATAAGGTTTTTGAAGTTGTTGGTGAAGAAAATATATCAGAGATTATTGAGCCTAGTGTTGGGAATGGCAGTTTTCTTAATCATGCAGAGCAGCTACCACATTTTGCGTATGATATTGAACCTGAGTGTGAATCTAATTTTACTCATATCTTTAAGCAGGATTATTTAAGTGCTGATATAAAGTATCTTTGGGGAAGGCTGATAATAGGAAATCCACCATACGGAAGATGTTTAAATATGGCACAGAAATTTTTTAAGAAGTCAGTTGAAATTGCAGATACAATTGCATTTATTCTTCCTATAAGCCAATTGAATAACACAAGGTCAATGTATGAGTTTGATTTGGTATATAGTGAAGATTTAGGTATTCAGCATTATACAGATAGAGATTTACATTGTTGCTTTAATATTTATCGCAGACCTGATAGTGGAGAATTAAATAGTAAACCAGTCGCAAAATTAAAAGATGTCACTATCTATCGTCAGGATAGTAAGGGATATGACGAGAAAGATTTTGATGTTCGTATGTGCTATTGGGGTGATGGATCTGCTGGAAAGATATTAAAGGATGATGAACATTATTCGGCAGAATATAAAATCAAGATAAATAATGAAGAATTAAGAGAAGATATTATTAAAGTGCTTACTACATTTGATTGGAAGGAATATCTAAATTGCATTGCAATGAGAAAAATACAACAATTTCACATCATAAATGTACTTAAAGAGAATGTGGAAGGAATCAAATAATCGCATGAATTTTTTCTTTCCTTTGAAGATTGGAGGTGTGATATGAAAAAGTATTATAGACAAGCAATCGCATTTCTTTTGGTATGGTTCTGTAGTGGTGTAACAATGTATTCATATCAGGCAGAAAATAAAATACTTGGAATTACTTTTACACTTTTAAGTTTCTTATATTGGTTCATTATAGATAAAGATGATTAGGAGAATAACTATATGACACAATTACCAAAAACAAGTTGTAATATTCCAATGCCAGAAATTGCAACTTATCGTAATCCAAAAGTCATTGCAAGAATTAAATTGTGTGGTGGTGCTGTGACAATTAATATTGATGAAACAATGGCATGGAAGAAACCAACTGATGAGCAGATTAAAAACTTACATGATTTATTTTGTATTGATGTTGAGATATTAGATAGAGGAGAATAACAATGTGAAAGCATATTTAGTAAAGCGACCTGCAAGTTGTTGGTGTCAAGATTACGCAATGGTAATTATTGCAGAAGATGAACGACATGCTGAAAGAAAAGCAAGGGTAAGTTCAGATGATTTTAAGAAGTGTCAAGAGATTACTATTACAGAAATTGATATGAATGAAGAACAGTGTGTTTTAAGAGCGAATACAGGTGCATAGGAGAATAATATGACAGGCAGACAAACAAAAACTATACAGTGGACAATAAATTTTCCAATGGACTTTCCTTCGGATTGGGATGACGACATGATTGAATTTCATCTTAATGAATCAAGCTGGTGTTGTAGTAATCTCATTAGTGAACTTGAAAAATACGATAAGAAAAATGGTTGTATTTGTGACATATGTGAAGCAAAAGTCGCTGAGAAGATTGGAGGTGTAAAATGAGATTAATTGATGCAGACAATATTTCAAATGTAGGGGAATTTGTAAAATTAGATAAAAATGGAAATGCTTATGTATTACTTGATGATTTATGCACAATAATTGATATTCAGCCGACAGCTTATGATATTGATGGTGTCATAGAACAGTTGAAACGATGTTATGGGATCGTAAGAAGTAGTAGCGTTGACTATGCTGAAGGCTTAAAAGATGCATATGAAAGGGCTATTGGTATCGTAAAAACAAGTGAAACATGCCAATAGGTGATAGAGTAGATGAAATGGCTACAGTTTGGATAAAAAGGAGAATAAATACATGAGAACAGAGAATATAAAAGTAACATTTAAAATTCCAATTCCAGTTGATAAGCCTGATTTGAACGGTGTGATATATTCCAAAGAAGCAATTAGAAATGCTTATAAAAATGTAAAGGATATTCCAATTGAAATACCATGCAATGATGGTCGATTTCTTCCTATTGGAGTAGCACAAGAAGTTGAATTGATTGAGGATAAAAATGGTATGTATATCACAGGTGTTGATCTTGTTTGGCATGGCGGCACAGAAGAAAGCGTTGAGATGGTTAATGATAAGGTTACAAGTTTTCATGTGTGTGGTATTGAAATTGCGAAAGAATAGGAGATAAAAATATGAATAATTTAACACATAGAGAAGAAATAAATCTTCATGAAGCAATTCAAAAATCGTTTCCTAAAATTCTAATCAAGGATCTGACAGAACATGAAAGAATTTGCCCTATCTGTAATGGTCTTGGTATGAGAATTGAAGATAATATTTATGGAATCAAAGGTGATGATTCTGAAGCTGGCAGACGAAAACTCTTTCCCTATAAGCATCAAGCACTTTCGTTTTGCCAGAGTTGTTTTAATGGAGTACAGAGCTTGTGTCCTTATTGTGGACAACCATATAAGAATCAAGGATATATGCATTGTGACTGCGAAGGACAGAAGAAAGCTGACGAAGAAGAGAGAATAAAGAAGTGGAATGATAAAGTATCTAAAGCAGTTCCAGTTGATGAAAAAGATGTAAACACGATGCTTTACTGTGAAGAGTTTGACGAGTATTACGATACTGTTGATGATTTCTTTGACGATTATTTTGGGAATTATACAGATGAAGAATTTAATAATGATGGCAGACCTGAGAGATTATGGGTGTGCAGCGTGGAGAAGATTCATATTGATGCTGATAATGTAGTTGACAATGCTTGCGAAGAGTTACATGAAGATGCTTATGAACAGTGTGATATTGGTAGTTTGCAAGATATATTGGATGATTGGTGTAAGGGACAGACAGGAACAACTACATATTATCCTTGTTTTAAGCAGTATGTAGAGATTGATTGGAGTAAATATTCAGAGGAATAACAGAGAATAAATATCTGTGAGGTGATGAAGTGAAATATATAGAACGAAAAGATTATAACAAGGTGATAACAGTTAAACTTGTGATTCCAGGTGATTGTAATGCGAAATGTCCGTTTTGTTACAATAAAGATAAAAATATGTTGTGTAATAAGCAACAGTTTTTAGATAATTTCATCGAATCACTTAATGATATTATAACAAGAATAGGGGGTAAAAATCCTATATCAGTTGATATAACTGGTGGCGAACCAACCTTAAATCCTGAATATTTATCAAAAGTATTTATCAAACTGAAAGAGTTCAATATTAAATCAAAGGTTCTTAGAGTAACTATGACAACAAATGGTACTCATCTAAAAGAAGTAATCCCATATATGAAAGATGTTGTTGATTATGTAAATATTTCAATTCACGATTGGCGACCATTAAGAAGAGAAGAAATACTTGGATTTTGTTTTAATGGGATTGACTACAAGGATATGATTCAGCAGCTTAACAATATTGGAATTACAGTATCAGCGTGTGCAGTTATATTTAAGAAAATTCCAAACTTTGTAAAGTGGAGAGATTTCTTTGTTGATTGGGCGAAAGATGTAGGGTTTATTGCAGTAAGATTTAGATGCGATGTTTTTTGGAATGATTCTGATGTGTTTGATTCCTATTTAACAGAGTCGATGAATGAGGCTGATAAATTTGATGTTATAGATTATGAAAACACAACGGATTCTCATTGGTGTAGACTTCGCAGAAAAGATAAGATGAGAGTATTTTTCCTGCATGGTGTTTTAGACACTTCAATCAAAACAAAAGGTATTGAATATGTAATAGATACTGATGGTCACTGTTATTGCGATTATTACAGAAGGACTAAAGTAGAAGATTATCAATATGAAGTTGGAAAGATTTATGATGCAGTGAGTGATTAAATAGAGAATAAATATTTGTGAGGTAGCATTTAAAATGGGTTATTGTTTTAATTTATATACACCAGATATGAAAGAACAGGATAGTGGAAAATTTGTAGCTTGTGAGAGATTGTTGTTTTCTGATGATGCACCATTTACTGTTAATACAATTGGATATTACGAACAGTATATCGGTGGTAAATATTTGGATATTTATAACAGTGTTTGTATTTTAAATGAGCAACAATGTGAAATTGCAGATGAATATACAGGAACGACATTCTTTACAGATTTTATTAAAAAACATGACTGTAATGGAATGTTCATACAGATAACATGAAAAAGAAAGATTCGTTTCATTGGGAGACTCAGAAAGAGAGGTAAATATGAAAATTTTAGAAGGACACGAAAAAGAATATAAGGATTGGTATGATAAAAATAGTGACGGTTATGGTAGAGCTTGTTTTACATATGCTGAAAGATGGGCAGAAATGTTAGAGAACAAGATTGCATCTTCTACAGAAGATGTTATGAAAGTTATTGTTGATAATGCTGATAAGTTAAGCTATGAAGCTGATACTGAGGGCATTACAGGATATATGTATGGATGCGCAGTTAGTATTCTTTCACAGTGTTGGAAGTATGGAGAATATCTTAGAAAGTGGCACAATAAGGAATACAACTATGATGGTGATGGTGTTGTAAATCCAGCAATTTTGACAATTGGTTAAAAGAATATAAAAGCAAAGGAGATTGAAGCGATGGAGAATAATAAGGTAAGACAGTTTATTGATTTACTTGTCAATGAAGAAGAGACAATCGAAAATGCAACAAAGGTATCTGGAATTGGTGATATGAAATTAGTTGATGTTTTAGAGACTATTTCAGAGACGGAGTTTGAGAACATTAAGGATTTATTAAGTGCTATCAGTGGATTGAATGGTTTGAGAGAAGCTATTCAGACAGTTAAGGATTTGGATAATGCATTAACAGATTTAAAAAAATCTTCTGAAAAGTAGAGAATATATAACTGTAAACAAAATACGAAAGGAGGCGAAGCGTCATGACTTAAACTAATTAGGCTTCTAAGTAGTAATTGAAAAAGGTATATTTGGATAATCTACCAAAATATACATCAGGATGTTACAAAAATAAAATTGATTGGAAAAATTGTGTTGGGAAAGAAATAAATTTTGTAAATGATGATATAAATGGTATGATTAAAATTCTTGAATATAACAAATCTAAACAGCAAGTGAAAATTCAGTATAAAGATAATATCTACTGGTTCTATACAAGTTCATTAATTGATTCAAAAATTTCCAGACTTACAAAGAGATCAGAACAAAGGACTCCTTTTAAATTTAAAATTGGCGATATTAATAATAATATCAGAATAGACGAATGTTTCAAGAAAGACTCATATAAACGTTACAAATATACATGTTTGATATGTGGTCATAAAGGTGAAAAGAACGAGGTTGATATGAAAAGATTCGGATGTCCAATTTGTAACAATAAGAGATTTGTAGATCCCAGTATTAATGGAATAAAAATCACGCATCCAAACATATATAAGATGATAATTGATAAAGATGCAGAATATTACTCATATGGAAGTGCTCATAAAGTACATTGGAGATGCCCGTTGTGTAACAATATAAATTTTACTGCAATAAAGAATTTAACATCTGATAAACCAACTGGATGTTCGTATTGTGGTGATGGAATTAGTTATCCTGAAAAAATATTATATGGTGTTTTATCATATATCAGTACAAGCTATATAAAACAAATAAGTTTTGATTGGTCTATGAATAAAAAATATGATGCTTTTGATAATGGAATTTTTATTGAAATTCATGGTCAGCAACATTATGTTAAATCTTTCGAGAAATGTGGAGGAAGAACATTAGAGGAAGAAAAAGAAAATGACAAATTAAAAAAGAAATTAGCTTTGATAAATTTTAAAACTATAAAAGATTATATAACCATAAAAGCGTATCCTGAAAAATTTGATGTAATAAAAGAGAATATTTTAAAAAGTAATATTTCAAAATTTTATGATGTGTCAAAAATTAATTGGGAAATAGTTAGAAAAAATGCAGAATCTTCATTGGTGTGTTGCGTTTCAAAAGATTACAATGATGGAATATCAATTAATTCTTTGTCAATAAAATATAATTTATCTAATTCAACAATTGTACGTTATTTACATAAGGGAACAGTTCTTGGAATTTGTAATTATGATTCTAATTGGTACAATGGTGGCTCAAAAAAAGTCATTGAGTTACATTCTTTAAAAGTTTTTATTTCTATAACAGATGCAGCAAAGTGGTCTCATGGCTCAAAAAATGCTATATCAAAATGCGCCAATGAAAAAGATAAATATATAACATCAGGAACAAACCCTGAAACTGGTGAAAGATGTAGATGGTGTTTTTATGATGATTATATAAACGATAAAGAAAAAGTTAAAAGAATATTAAATAAAAAAGTAAGAAATAATCAATTTGATGTAATACAGAATTTTTAGATACAAAGAATTTTCGATTTCTTGGGAACGAAAGGAGAATATATAAGTGAATGAAGTTTACATTGTGACGGCAGGTGATTATTCAGATTATCATATTGAAGCTGTCTTCAAGGATAAAGCAAAAGCTGAAGCATATTGTAGATGTCATAAGGATTGTGAAATTGAAGACTTTGGTTTCAGTGATGATAATATTTATACCATTTTTAATTATGTAAGAATACAATATGATATTTATCTTAACAGAGATTCAGATAATAATCCATATGTTCAATTTGGAAGATTATCAAAGGAAGATGATGGTTGGTATAACAAAAATGATGTAAATGTTTCAGTATATGGTGATCGGTTAACTATTGTACTTAATAGAAAATTACCAGAAGTTTATGATGAAGATGAAATCAGAGAAAAGTATACAAAAGTTTTGTACGACCTAAGAGCAGAAATTAAGTATATGTTATCTGAGCAAGATGTTAGCTCTTTTGATAAAAGAGGAATTGCAGCAAATAATATCTTAAAAGCAATTGAAAGTAAGTTTGGGATTGAGAAAGAGTAATCGAAGGAAACTGACATTTCTTGATACAGATTGGAGAATATATAGTTATGGATAATATGTTTTTGGTACAGTATGAACCACTAACAACAAGGATAGGAAGAGTTTTGTCTTTAGCTTTTGAACCAAAACCGACTCAAGAAATGATTGAGAATTTTTATGATGAGGTAAACGCTTCCGATTTTTATCATAATTCAATCGTTCTTGTGGTTAAAGCAAAAAGTATGGAAGAAGTCAGAGAGCAGGTTATTGGAACTTTTAATGTTTTATATGGGAAGTAACAGAGAATATATAGTTAGGGGAAAGGTGAGAAAAATATTAAAGAATATTGAAGACATTATTATTTCAAGGGCAAGAGATAGTGAAAAATTAGAGGCTTTGAAGCAATATGAAGATGATATTAAAACAGCAAAAGACATCATCAATGGCAAACTTATATATTGTGAGGAGTGCAAGGACTATTATCTTACAAAATCTTTCTTTTCAGAAAAAGAAACTATTCCTACAAAGATTTGTGTGTATGAAAATCCGATTAATTCAGGTGGTAACGATTATGTAGATGGATATGCTGATATTTTATATAGTGTTTGTCCTAAAGGTCATAAGCATGTAGTCGATAGAAAAGAGCGAAGAAAATAAGAGAATATATAGTTGGAGGTGAGAAATGTGATTCAAGTAATTGAGACAAATTTGAGTATTGATAATGATAATATCATAAGAGATCATCAGTCACTTATTGTTGAAGTTGAAGATTGGGATACATATTGCAAAGCATTTGAAAAATACAATGGCAAAGCTGTTTATTTCAAGTCAAAGACTATGCCTGGTAACAGTATCTTATCGAATTGCTCTATAACAGATCTGATATATGATGACATTCATCTATCTTGTATGATTTTACACCAATCAGGTTTTATTACGAAGAAACTTGCATATAGAATTGTTTTATAATCTATGATTCATTCGAATCACAGTTTCCAATAAAAATAAAAATTGAATAGAGAATAAGTAAGAGGTGAGAATTATAGAATACGATTTTGAAGGAAAAGAAAATGCTATCACGGCAGAACATTTAAGAAAAGGTCAAACTTGTAAAGTAGTTGGATTTGGTCAGTCAATGACACCAATACTTAAATCAGGTCAACCAGTGATTTGTAAGCCTGTGACAGAAGATACAGAGTTAAAAAAGAATGATATTGTACTCTGTAAGGTTAAAGGTAATTATTATTTACATAAAATTTCAGCAATCAAAAATGGTGTTAGTTACCAGATTTCAAATAATCATGGTCATGTCAATGGTACAATTACAAGAAGCAATATCTTTGGTATTGTTGTTGAAATTCTTTAAAACTCATTCGAGTTACAATCTCCAATAAAAATGAAAACCCAATAGAGAATAAGTAAGTGAAAGGAAGAATTATATGAAGTTATTTAAAAGTGTAGACGAAAAGTTAAAAGAGATTGGTTTTGTTAAAATCGAAGAGAATAAGCATGGTGTAAGGTACGAGAGGAAAAATAGTAAATATAATTTTACTCAATCTGTAGATATTCTACATAAAGCTTCTGGTAGACACATTTTACAGTCTTATGATAATGAGTTGATGGATCAGAAAAAGATTGGAAATACATGTGTTGGTCTTACGGGATATGAGATGAAACTATTTCTTAAAAAGATGAAACAGATTGGTTTGTACAGCAAATAAATAAATCACTGTTTCTTTTGAAAATTTTAGGAGGTAAATAATATGAAATATAGAGTGAGATTTGATGGATATGTAGAAGTGGGCTGTAAAGAAAACGAAAATGTATATGAAATAATAGAGAATAGTTTTAAAAATGCAGAATCAACATTAGAAGAAAATGAACACATTTCTGTTGCAGAATTATATGATTTAGAGGCAGAAGAGCTTGATTAAAACAAACACAAGTGAATCAAAATCGAACAGAGAATATGTAAGTGAGGTGAGAAAGTGACAGAATTTAGATTTACTGCAGACTTTGCAAATAATTGGAAGTTAGGTCAGATAGTTACTTGTGAAGAAAAAGAGGATAGTTATTTAATTGATAAAGTTGCACTTATTGAAAAGGACGAACTCCTGAAACATGGTGAATTTATCACAATGAATGTTGAGATTTTAGGACATATGGAATCAAATGGTGTAGATGATTTATTCATGTATGATAGAGATTTTCAACCAGGAGACACAGTACAACATTTCAAAGGTGGTTTCTATAAGGTTATTGCCATTGGAACTAATACAGAAACAGAAGAAAAGATGGTTGTATATCAGAGTTTAAAGGATAAAAGAGTATGGATTAGACCATATGAAATGTTTATCAGTAAAGTGGATAGAAAGAAATATCCAAACGCTTATCAGCCATATAGATTTATCAAAGTAAAGATTACTGCTTAGTAATTAGTCTTGAACAATTCAGTTCAAAAATTCCAAAACAGGATGTCTCGAAAATTATATAAAAATCGAGACAAAGCAAGAGAACAAATAAATGCGGGAAACATTTGTAGGGGTGGAAGAACAGCATACCCTTGGGTTTTTATACTCAAAAATCACTGATTATACATAGATGTTTACATAAATTAACTTCTGTGTTCCAGTCGCAAGACTGTTCAAATATAGTTATCAAAAAATTTTATTACATATTATAAGGAGGACATTTTTTAAATGGCAGAGACAAAGAAAAAAGGAAGATTATTTGATTTACCTGAGACAAAGGGTGCATTCCAGTTAAAGGGAGTTGTATCTGGTATGGAGAAGGATACGGCATTTAAGGAGATTAAGACTAAAAGTGGAAAGCCTATGAGAATGCTTAATTTTGGCACAAGTTATCTTGATGGTGAGACATTATATGTCAATCTTCAGGGAATGGAGCAGGAGAATGTTTATTTCTCTAAAAGAGCAGAAAAGAAGGGTGAGAAGGCTGATACTGTCAAAGTGCCTTGGGCTGATAGATTTTCTTATAACCGTGAAGGCTATCGCATGATTGGTAAGAATATCGGTGTAAAGAAGAAGGTTGATTCTGAGGGTAAGACAGTTAATGACAAGAAGGTTCTTACAGATTTTGATGCTTGTAAGGAAGTTAAAGAGAATCTGAAGGATGGTGCAAGCGTATTTATTCGTGGAAATCTTGATTATAGCAGTTTTACAGATGATAAGGGTAATAAGAGAACATCTACAAAGCTTGTTCCAAATCAGATTTCACTTTGCTCAGAGGTAAACTTTGATGATGAGAAGTTTGAGAAGCAGAATGATTTCAACCAGGTAATTATTTTCATGGGAATCGAGCAGGAAAAGGATGACAACGATAAACCAACAGGCAGATTTATTGTCCTTGCAAAGATTGTTACATACAGCAATATCGAGGATGTTCAGTTTATTATCGAGGATAAGGCTCTTGCTAATAAGTTTAAGAAGTCACTTAATCCTTACAATGCAATTAAGGTAAGTGGACATATGGTTTCTTCTACTCAGACAGAGACAGTTACAACAGATGATAATGATAATTGGGGTGAAGAGGACAGTATGGAGAAAGTATCTGCACCTACAAAGAGAGAGTTTATTATCACAGGAGCAAAGGGTTCATCAATTGATAAGGAACTTTACACAGAGAAGAACGTAACAGAAGCTATTGCAAAGATTAAGAATGCAAATAAGGCAGAAGAGAGTTTTGGTTCTGACTCTAACGATGATTGGGGAAGTGCCGATGGTCTTGACGGATCAGACGAGGATGAAGCTTGGGATTAATCCTTTAACAACTAGAGAATAACTAAGTGGAACGTCAGAAATGGCGTTCCAACAAATCAAATATTAGGAGGAATTAAATTTGAAAACAAGAGCAGCAAATAAAATTCAAACAAAATTAGTAACACTATTATATGGTGCAACATTCAGTGGAAAAACAACACTTGGATTACAGCTCGCAGATTTTAAGCGAAATGACGGTAAACCATTTAGAGTTGCAGTCGTAGATGCAGAGGGTGGCGGTGTAGATGATGCAGTAGATGAGTTAGAAGATAGAGGTATTGATACAAGAAATATTCATATCTTCTACACACAGAGCCTTCAGGAGCTTACTACAATTCTTGACAAGATTAAGAACCATGATACTTTCTATGAATTTGACGAAGATGGAAATGAAACAGATGAGCCAATTGTAGATGCGGATGGAGAAGAATTTTTCCCAGACGCAATCCTTATTGATGGAACAACTATTTTCCGTTTAACAAGTGAACAGGGATTATTAGAATTATCTAAGAAGAGAAATACCATTAAGGCTGATAAGGACGGGCTTGTAGGAGCTGAAAGATTTGTCAAGATTCAGGGAGCAGATCTTGAGTTCAAGGATTATAAGAAGTTGAACTATTCTGGTCAGAATCTCGTACTTGACCTAATGGCAATTGGTATCAATGTTGTTCTTACAGCAAGAGAAAAAGATGAAACGGTTCAGAAGATGGATAAGAATGGTCAGCAGGTATCAGTGTCAACAGGAAGGAAGGTACATGATAGTTTTAAGGGATTAGATTACAATGTAAAGACTATTCTTCATATGTATCAGGATTCAGAAACAGGTCAGATTTGTGCGGAAGTTGTAAAGGATAGAACAAGAGTACATAAAGCTGGTGATATTCTCGAAGATCCAACACTCCTTGATTGGCAGACAGTCATTGATAAGAATGTTGATAAGAAGGAATTTGTATTAAAGAATGACTTAGATAAAGCTGTAGAGACTGAGCAGGAGATGTATGAGAAGGAAGCAATGGAACTTCATAAGTCATTAAAGGGTGATACAAATGCAGCAACAGAGTCATCATCTGACAATACAGATATTGAAGCAATCAAGAAAGAGATTATTGCTAAGAGAAATGCACTTCCACCTACAGAGAAGAAAGCAATGAAGGAAAAGCTTGAAGCAGCAGGACTCCCTACAGCATATAAGAATGTAACTGATGTTGCGATTCTTAATAAAGTATTAGCAATGTTTGATTAAATTTGGATTATGTAAAGGTAGGGTTATGGCAAGATACACAACTAACAATAAAAATGGTGTTAAAAGAAAATGTGGTTGTTGCGGAAAAAACCTTTATATAAACAAGAATAATATTGACGATGCAATCTACTATGATAAAAAAACATATCATAGTAGTTGTTTTATCAATATATGTCAGAAACGTATTGCTAATAAAAGGGCAGACGTATCAGCAAAATGGACTTGGATATATGACCACATTGATTCTATAAAAAAAGATACATATTCGCATCTCGCAGTAGCAATAGAGCAAGACGAGATATTTGAATTTATTAAAGAAGCATATGATTTGACAATTATCCCTACTACCGTATGGCAGAAGTTGGGTAACATTTATAATGGAACTTTTAAAGGAATGTCGGTAGGTATTCCACCTTCAGACTTACTTGATATGTGGCAAAGAAAAATAGATATGCTTAATGGTATTGCGAAAAAGAATGAAGTAAAAGGTATTCATATGCAGCCAGAACAACGACTTTCGTATGATTTATCCATTCTGGTTAATAAATATGACAGTTATTTAAGGTGGAAAGAAAAACAGAAAATACTTGAAGCCGAGAAAGAAACAGAAAAATCACAGAATATTGTCAGTCAATCAATTGGTTATACTAATGTGTCCAAAGATAGTAAGGCTGATACAGATGATATTTCAGACTTGGTGGATGATATTTTTGGATAGGAGATAATATTGGATAATGAACATGAATTAAAAGACTGTAATGTGCAAGCAGAAATCTTGTTTGTTGGTTCTATAGCAAAAGATTTGGACTTAATTGTAAATTACAGCACATTTATGAGAAGCAAGTATGATTTCTCTGATCCTGCGACAAAGTTCTTTTATGATAATCTTGAAACTTATTTTCTTACATTTTCACAAACATTAGATGAAACAAAAATGAATGTGTTTATGAGTCAGAATGAAGAACGACTTAAATTATATAAGCAGTATAAAGGTTGGAAAACTCTTCAAAGATTTATGACATTGGCAGATGAAAATGATGTGAAAAATTATTTTGATACTGTTAAGAAATATTCATTGGTAAGAGAATATGGAAGAAATGGGTTTCCAGTTGAGAAGATATTATCTCATAGGAACTTTGATAAAATGTCACCAAACGACATTTACAGAATTATCCGTACAAAAGCAGATAAGATAAATACAGTAATTAATGCTGGTGAAGAAGCTGTTGAGCTTACTGATAAAAACTCATCTCAAATCGACAAATATCTTGAAAAGCCAAATTTCGGCTTACCTTTCCCTTGGTATATGTATAACGAATTTTTTCTTGGTCTTAGAGAGACAAAGGTTCTCTTTGAAGGCTTCCTTTCTAATGAGGGTAAAACAAGAAAACTTGTACTTTTAGCAGCTTATGTAGCACTTGTGCAAAATGAGAACTTTTTTCTTATGAGTAATGAGATGGATGAAGAAGACCTTCGTAGTTGTCTTATTACGACTGTTATTAATAACAAAGAGTTTCAAGAGCTGCATGGCGTACATATTACAAAGCCTGAGAAAGAGATTGTATTAGGTGTTTACCATGATAAAAATGGTGACATTATCAGAAGAAAAATTGATGATAATGGTGTTTATCTTGAAAGTAATGAAGATTACATAAAGAGAATAAAAGATACGTCAGAGGAATATTGGAATGTAAAAAAAGTTACAGATTGGATTGATAGTAGTGATCGTAAGGGCAAAGTTATGTTTAAAGATGTTGGAGATGATTATAGCCCTGAGAGAATTGAATTTGAATTGCGTAAAGCAAAGATGGTTCAGAATATTAAATATTATGGTTATGACACGTTAAAAGGTTATAACACTGATGATTGGTCACAGATTAAACAATTTGCAACTAAATTAAAAGAATTAACAAAAGAACTTCGTATGAGTGGATATGCAGTATTCCAGTTAAGTGATGATACGGTGTTTACTGATATTTTTAGTTTGAGTAGTAATAACATTGCCAATGCAAAGCAGATAAAGCATGTAGCTGATATTCTGAACATTGGTAAAAAATTAAATAAGGAAGAATACCATAAATATCAAGTCGTTTTAGAATGTGATTCTTGGGGTGAGCCAGTGACAGAAGATTTAGATTTAAGTAAACAATATTTTTGTATTAAACCAGATAAAAACAGAGCAGGTAGTAAGGACAAGATTATGTTATTTGAGATTGATTTGAACTTAAATATTTGGAGAAATATAGGTTATATCATCAAAAAACCAAAAAATAGTGACTAATTGGAGGGTGGCAGCTTGGATGTAAAAGAGTTGAAGAATTATATATATGAAAATAATTATTGTGAACAGATATTAGAATCCGTTGGTTGCCACCATATCAAATATCATTCAGTTGGAGCATATTGGACTGCTGGTAATCCTGATGGAGATAATAAAGGAGCAATTATTTTATATAATAATGAGTCCCTTATCTGTTTGAATAAAACTCGACAAATGATAAAGGGTAACAGACAAACAGATATTATTGATCTTGTGTGTTATGTCAAAGACCTTACATTTCCAGAAGGATTAAAGGAAATATGCTCAGAAATAGGAATGTCTTATTATCACGATTTTGAAGAGGATATTCCAGATAGTTTTAAAATACTGAAAATGTTAGAAGATATGGATTCTAATATATCAGAAGAAAAAGAAAAACCATTACAACCTATTTCGGAGAAAATACTTTCGTATTATAAGCCTTATGTAAATGATTTATTCTACGAAGATCATATAGATTATGAAACACAAAGAGAGTTTGAGATAGGTTTTGATGAAGAAACAAACCGATACACAATTCCTATTCGTTCTGAATTAGGAGATTTAGTCGGTGTAAAAGCAAGATATTTTGACAGAAAAGTACCTGATGGAATGAATAAATATATTTATTTAGAGCCATGTGCAAAATCAAAAATTATATATGGATTGTATAAAACTCTTCCTTATATAAAAAGAACAGGAAGGATTTATGTTGGTGAATCTGAAAAATTTGTTGAACAAGCATGGAGTTATGGTTATCAAAACACTGGTGGTACAGGTGGGAAGGAACTTTCACAATATCAAATTGATATGCTAGTTAGACTTGGTGTTGATATAGTTTTATGTTTGGACAAAGATGTAAAAAAAGAAGAATTAGAGGAATTAGCAGAAAGATTTCCTGATGGTGTTCCGCTTTATTATATGTTTGATGAAGATAATATTCTTGGTGAGAAAGAATCCCCAACAGATGATCCTATTAAATGGAGGTACTTAGTAGAGAATAATATATACAGATTAAGATAGGAAGGTGTGTGTTTGAAGTATAGATTATATGAAAATAGTGACAATAACACTTCCAATGTATTAGAGGAAGTTTTGAAAAATAGAGAAATTGATGATTATGAAAAATATCTCAACTTAGATGAAAGTGTTTTAATTCCATACGAAAATTTGGATAATATGAATAAAGCAATAGAATTATTTATGAAACACTTTAATAATAAGGATAAAATTGAAATACTTGTCGATGAAGATCCAGACGGTTTTTGTTCAGCAGCTATGATGTATTCTTATATTAAGAAAATGAATGCTGATTATCCAGTTAATTACATATTACACGCAAGAGCAAAGGCACATGGACTAGATGATGACATTGTAATATCCAATGATACAAAATTATTGATTATCCCTGATGCTGGTACAAATGACATAGAGCAGTGTAAGGAACTTTCAGAAAAAAGAATTGATATACTTATTCTTGATCACCATGAGTCAGAAGAAGAAAATCCGTATGCATTGATTGTAAATAATCAAATGAGTGACAATTATTTCAATAAGGATTTTTGTGGAGCAGGTGTTGTATATAAGTTTTTACAGGCATTAGATGCTGAGACATGGAATGAGTTTGCAGATGACTATTTAGATTTGTGTGCATTAGCAAATATAAGTGATGTTATGGATATGCGTTCATTTGAGACAAGATATATTACGAATCTTGGATTACTCAATATTACAAATAAATGTTTTCAGGCACTTATTAAAGCACAAGATTACAGTATAAATGGTAAGGTTAATATCCACAATATTCAATGGTATATAACACCTATTTTGAACGGAATGATTCGTATCGGTTCAAGTGATGAAAAGAAATTGTTATTTAGAGCTTTTGTTGAAAAAGATGAGTTCTTTGAATATAAAAAAAGAGCCACAAAGGACAAACCAGCAGAAACAATTCAGGAAAGCATTTATGATAGAGCTGCTAGACTTTGTAAAAATGCAAAATCACGACAAGATAAAATGAAAGAAAAAGGCGTAAAAGCCATTTCAGAAGTTGTAGATAATCTTCCAATTGATGATAAAGTTATTATGGTTGATGTATCTGACTTACTTGATAGAAGATTAACTGGTGTTGTAGCAATTAAAATTGCAGAACAATATAATAAACCTTGTATTCTGCTAAAGAAACATTTTGATAAAAAGACAAAAACGACTGTATTTGGCGGTAGTGCAAGAAATATAGATAATAGCCCAATTGACAGTTTCAAAGACATTGTTAATTCAACAGGATTTGTTAATGGCAAAGGTCATGCAAATGCCTTTGGTATTGTAGATTTACCAGTTGATGATAAAGAAAAAGCAATCAATATGATGAACAGTATTCTTAGAGATACTGAATATGATTCTACATATCGTGTAGATTTTATCTTAGACATTAATCATGTCACAATCCCTTTAATTATTAAGTTATCACAGTTTGAAGATATTATTTGTCAAGGAATTGATGAACCTATGCTTGCAATAGAGAATATATCATTGGCAAGAGATTGTTTTGAAGTATTTGGCAAGAACGAAGATACTATTAGTTTTATGGTGAATGATATTAAATACATTCAGTTTAAATGTAAAGAAGGTAATCAGCTATATGATTTTATACAAGATGCATGGAGTGATAATGATAGTATTACATTTACTATTGTTGGTAAACCTTCAATAAATGAGTACAACGGCATTAGAACACCACAAATTATCATTGAAGATGTAGCTGTTATTAGTACAAATAGTAACGATGAAGACGATGATTGGTAGGAGGTGAGTTATGTATAGTTCATTACATAACCATACATATTATTCATTACTTGATGGATATGGTAGTCCAAAAGAAATGTTGGACAGAGCAAAAGAAATAGGGTTAAAGGCATTCGCTATAACTGAACACGGAAATGTATATTCCCATATTTATTTTGATCTTATAAAAAAAGACTATCCAGATATTAAAATGATATATGGATGTGAGTTATATGAATGTGAAGATATTACTATTAAAGATAAAGACAATAAATATTTTCATTTGATTTGTTTGATAAGAAATGAACAAGGCAGAAAAGACTTAAATAAGGTTATTACAAAAAGTAACTTTGAAGGGTTTTATTTTAAACCACGATGCACAATAGAAGATATTAAACCCTATGCTGATAATTTTGTTATTTCTTCTGCTTGTTTAGCAAGCAAGTTGGCGAGAGAGTCAGATTTTGAGAAGTGTATTGAATATGTTAATGAATATAAAAAAGCTTTTCCTCATTTCTTCCTTGAGATGCAGTCGCATTCTCACCAGGATCAGTGTTCATATAATCAGAAAATCTTAGAACTTTCAAAAAGAACAAATACCCCATTTATCATTACAACAGATAGTCATGCACCTAAAAAAGAAGATTTATATTATCAGGACAAGCTTATTCAGATTGGTAGAAAAAGTAGCAACAACGACAAAAATGCTATCGAAAATAGTGAGGTATATGAAGGTTGCTATATGCAATCTGAAGATGAAATCCATGAAATTATGGATAGTCAGATTGGATATGAAAATGTATGTCTTGGATTGGAGAATACTAATAAGGTAGCAGATTTAATTGAAAATGTGGATATGCCATTTCAGAAACCACAGTTACCTACATTCCCATTGCCTGATGGATATAGAGATAACAATGAATTTTTATGGCATTTAGTTAGACAAGGTTGGAAAGATAGAGGATATGACAATCTCAGCGAAGATGAACAGCAAGTAAGAAGAACTAGGTTGAACTACGAGATGGGTATTATTCATTCAATGGGGTTCGATGGTTATTTCTTGTTTGTATGGGACTTTATCAAGGCTGCTGAAAAACTTGGAATTGAAGTTGGTAAAGGAAGAGGAAGTGCAGCAGGTTCTTTAGTTTGCTATTGTTGTCATATCACAGATATTGATCCGATTAAATACGGACTCATTTTTGAGAGATTCTTAAATCCTGAACGAGTAGGACTTCCTGATATTGATACAGATGTTGGTAATAGAGATGCAATCATTGATTACCTTGTAGACAAGTATGGAGAAGAAAGAGTATGTCAGATTATTAACTACTCGTATATTACTCCAACAGTTGCAATTACTGACGTTGGTAAGATACTTGGATTTCCATATAATCAGATGCAAAAACTTTCACAGAAATTTACATTCGATAAATGGGATGACTGTATGAAAGCAAATCCAAATTTACTCGCAGACAATCCACAATATGCTGATTTGTTTGATATTGCAAAGCATTTAAGTGGTCGTGTTAAAACAGTTTCTATTCATGCTGGTGGTGTTGGAATCGTTGATACAACAATTAATGATTATATGCCAATGAAAATAGGAACTAAGGGCGAGCATGTAATTCAAGTTGATAAACATTATGTAGAAGACATTGGAATTGTAAAGTTTGACCTTCTTGGAGTAGCAACACTTAATCTTGTGAAGGAAATTAAGGATGATTTACACTTAAATCCTTGGGATTATGATATCAATAATCCAGAATTTGAGAATGACAGACCTACATATGAATTATTGGCAAGTGGTAAGACTAATGGTGTATTCCAGGTTGAATCAGCAGGAATGAAAGATTTGCTTATTCGATTAAAACCAAAGCTTGAACAACTAGACTTTGAGGTTATATCTGTCATCTTGGCATTATATAGACCTGATAGTATGGGAGCACTTGACGAGTATGTTGAAATGGCAACAGGTGGAAGTAGACCACCATCAATTCATCCAGATATGGATGAAATTTTAAAAGACACAAATTACTGTATGATTTATCAGGAGCAGCTTCTTGATATTGTTAAGAAGTTTGGTGGAAGAACATATGGAGGTGCTGACTTATTCCGTAAAGCAATCGGAAAAAAGATAGTTGAATTAGTACAGAAAGAGTCAGAAATTCTTCGTGGTGAAATTGTAGCAAATGGGTATTCTAAAGAGATTGCTGATAAAATTGCGAATGAATTATCGCAAAAAGGCGGTTATCTATTCAATAAATCGCATTCATACAGTTATGCAGTTCTTTGTTTCGAGACAGCTTGGTTCAAAGCTCATTACCCAACTTACTTTTTCAAAGCATTATTCAATCAGAATAAAGATAAAGCAGGTGCAATTAATAAGTACATTCTTGACGCAAGGTATTTTAATGTGGATATTATGCCACCGAATATCAATCATTCTGGAATGAATTTCACAGTCGATAAGGATAAGGTTCTTTTTGGATTATCTGCTATTGGTGGAATTGGTGAATCACTTTCTAAGCAAATTATCGAAGAAAGAGAGAATAATGGTATATACAAATCGTTTGATGATTTGATTCAGAGACTTTCTTTAGGTAAGGCATCTGTTATTGCACTGATAAAATCTGGTGCAATTCCTTGTAAAAATAAGCGTGAAAAACTTATATCATATCTTAAATCAGAGTATCAACCATTAAAATTCTCAGAAGTTCAATCATTACCTACCTATAAGAAGCTCGAAGAAGATTGGAATATTAACTTAAAGAAGTACGTGATTCCTTCATCTGGGAAACGAACTGTGTATGATAAGGAAGCACTACTTACTGAATATAACAGATTGAAAAAGTTACAGTTTGAAGAAAATCAGAAGGTAAGATTCCAAAAGTACATAGATGATAACAAAAAATATCTTGAAGATGAACAGTTTTGGGAATTCCAAACATTACAAGTATTTATCAATGATAATCCATTTGATGCAGCTTATACATTCTTGACACCATTTGAGGATGTGCCTGATGGTGAAAAATGTACTTTAGTTGGAATTATAGCAAAAGTTCAAAAGAAAAAAGATAAGAATGGTAAGCAGTTCGCATATATAAATATCTATTCAAGTTTTGGACTTGTTGAAGGAATTGTATGGCATAGTCAATTAAAGGAATATGAAGATTTAGTAAAAAAAGGACAGCAAGTAGCAATTCTTTGTAAGAAAGATAGCGAAGAAAAGGTAATTGTAGAAAAATTAAAGCCATATAGCAAATGGCTTGAATATGTGAGAAAGAAAGGAGTATCAGTTTAAATTGGATGAAGATGAGATTTATAAATTCACAGCGATAATTACATATGAGCAATACTACTCGGATGATTCAACGTGGGGCGTGTTTGGGTTTTCAACAAAAGATGATATTCCATTTTTTACAAAGCCTACAAAAACATTCGATCCGTTTGGTGATAATAATTCTGCAAATGATACTGGTGATAAAAAAATGAGCAAATTGGCAGGAAAGATGCAACATTTAGTTGTTGGTGGAGAATATGTGGTTAAGGCGAAATATAAAAAGGACAAAAAATATGGCGATCAATATACACCGATTGCCATATACGCCATTATTCCACAAAGCAGAGAAACACAGCTATTATTTTTGAAGTCAATGATTCCTGAATGGATGGCTGATAATTTAATAAATGCATATCCAAATGTAGTTAATGATGTAGCGAATGGTACATTAAAAACTATTGATTACAGTCTTGTAAAAGGTGTAAGAGAGATTACATGGAACAAAATCAAGGAGAAGATAATCAATAACTATCTTATTTCTGACATTATTTCAATGCTAAAGCCAATCGGTGTGACATATGCAATGATTAAAAAACTATTATCAGAAGAACCTAATCCAGTTTTATTAAAGCAAGAGTTAGAGAAAAATCCATACTTGATGACGAAAATTGATGGGATTGGTTTTAAGAAATGTGATGACCTTGCATTAAAATTAAAGCCAGAATTGATTGATTCAACTCAGAGACTTGTAGCTTTTGTTCAGTATTATTTTAAAGACTTAGGAGAAAGTAAGGGACATACATGGTGTTCTGAAAAGATTCTAAGATCAGCGATCAGTAATAACGTATATGAATGTTGTAATAAGGTTGATTGGCTATTAGAAAATAATGAGTTTCTTCATATTGATAATGGTCGAATTGGTCTGAAGTATTATTACGATATTGAGATGCAGATTTATCATTTAATTTTAAATAAATCAAAACTCAACACCACAATTAATATCTCTGACGAAGCTATTGAACTGGCTATAAAACATGCTGAAGAAGAACAGGGCTTTGATTATGTAGTAGAACAGCTAGATACAATTCACAAGAGTTTGCACAGAACAGTGAGCTTAATAACAGGAAAAGCTGGTACTGGTAAGACCTCAATTATGAGAGCAATTGTTAAAGCTTATATGGAGAATAATTATATGATGACAGCTTCAGCTTTATCAGCAATGGCAGCTCAAAGAATTACAGAAGCAACAGAATTTCCAGCTATGACCATTCATAGAACACTTGGTTGTCAAGGATTAAATGAGTTTACATATAACAAAGATAATCACATGATTACAGATGTTGCGTTTCTTGATGAAGGAAGTATGGTTAATGCCAGTTTATTCTTACATTGGCTTGAAGCAATTGGAGACAATACAAGAATCATTATTTCAGGCGATCATAAACAGTTGCCACCTATCGGATTTGGAAATGTATTTTCAGATTTAATAGAAATGTTTGATGATTCAGTAGTAAGTAAATTAGTAAAACCAATGAGACAGGCTGAGAAGTCAGGAATACTTGTTGACGCTAATAAGATTAGAGAGAATATCAATCCTATATCAGAAAAGTTACAACCAAGAATTATTCATGGTGAGTTACAGGATATGTATTATATGTTCCGTACAAATCGACAGTCTCTTTTCAATATAGCTGTAAAGACATTTATAAAATCTGTAGAGTCAGATGGAATAGACAATGTTGTAATTGCAGTTCCTCGTAGAAAGGATTGCTTAAATAGTACAACTGAGATTAACAAGGTTATTCAGAATGAGTTGCTTGGAGACGTATTACAGAGCATTGATGGATTTGATACGACATTTAAGCTTGGTGCGAAAGTAATGCAAACAGTTAATGACTATGACAAGAATGTATTCAATGGTGAAATAGGTTATGTCACTAAAATAAGTGAAAGATATGAAGGTAAGAAAAAAGAAGAGTATTGTGAAGTTACTTATACTGATATTTTTGGCAAGGACAAGATTATTGAATACACAAAGAAGGAATTAGCTGCATTGGATCTTGCTTACGCAATGACAGTACATAAATTACAAGGTGCTGGTCGAAAGACTGTTATTGGTATTATTGATAATACACATCATCAGCTTCTTGATAACTGTATGCTTTACACATTGTTGACTAGAGCAAAGAAGAGATGTTTGTTATTAGCTGAACCAGAAGCATTTTTACAGTGTATTAGGACAAGTCATAATAACAGAAATACTTGGATGATGTTAGAAACAGAGAATAATACAGCAGAAGAGTAATTTGGATTTCTGGAATGCCCATAAATAGGGCGTTTCAGAGACTCAAAAAACCAAGGAAAGACGGATTTCCTTTGTTCTGTAACCCTAGTAAAATCAAGGGTTTCAGGGCATGAAAATTTGGAAATCATCAAAAATTGAGTAAAATACGGCATTTTTAAGGATTTGCCGAATTTTATAAAAATCAATGCTCCGAAAGCCTTATAAATCAAGGGTTTTGAGTGATTGATTTGAAAATAAGTGATTTTTAAGAACCAAATGAAACGACAGTTTCTTTGGAAGATTGGAGGTAAAAAATGGATACAATTGTTGTAAACTTGTTTGGTGAACCATCAGCAGGTAAAAGTACCTGTGCAATGGATATTACAGCACAATTAAAAAGACACGGTATTAATGCTGAATATGTTTCGGAGTTTGCCAAGGATAAGGTATATGAAAATAATGGTGAGATATTTAAGCATCAGGAATACATTTTTGGTAAACAGTCATTCAAAATGGGACGTGTGAAAGATAAGGTACAAGTTATGATTGTTGACTCTCCTTTAATATTAAGTGCTGTATATAACACTGACGAAGTGTTGGGAGAAGACTTTAACAAGACTGTACTGAATGTATTTAATTCATACAATAATAGAAATTATCTACTCACAAGATATCACTCTTATGAAAATGAAGGAAGATTCCAGAAGGAAGACGAAGCAAAAGAAGTGAGAAAAGAAATTATTGATAAGTTAAATCAGTACAATATTAAATATAAAAAGATTGCTTCTACAGAATCAAATTGTAAATACATAGTGGAAGAAATTATGGAGGAAATTGGAAATGAATAGTAAAGGGCATTTATTTATTAGTTTGGGAAAATCAGCAATCAGAGTAATTGGTGGAATTGTAACATTAGTGAATGGTTCGATTATTCCATTAGCAGTAGGAATTATTGTTGCTGAAGTTGGTGGAGTGTTAGAAGAATTGGTTGATGAGAGATAACAAGAATCCATTATTTCGTGTGGAGATGAGGAGGAAACATATGGGAATAAGATATATGTGCAAAGAAAGAGAAGATAATTTAATTGATATCAATGTATATGGTCATGGATGTATGGAAGGACTATATGAGTGTGAAGGTAGATTCAATACAAAACATGTTTTTAGTGATGGATTTAACCCTGATAATGGTTGGTATCGTATAGCTGATTACAGAGTAAATGACTTGAAAATTTTTAAGAAGAAAGGAATCAACATTACATACGATGACAACTGTAAATACGTTAAAAATTTAGTAGAAAATAATAAATAAATCTACAGTAAACTAAATTTTCATAAGGAGAATTTTATGAATGAGTTAAAAGAAATTATTAAAAATTCAGACAAATATAATAAATTTACAGTATTGAGCACTCCAATATCATTTAAAGAATTATTTAAAAATGAAAATTTTGATTGTGTACAGTTACATTCTACACACATATTTTCGGATAAAAATGGGGTTAAAGATATTATAGGATTTTGTGGAGTGTTTAGTTGGATAGATAATATGACCAAACCGTTAGATGGTGATTCATACAATGATAATTTTACGGTTCTTGGTTATAAAAGATTTTCAACACAAAATGAAAATAACTGTATAGATATTCTTGTAGGAGATGATTGGTAATTATTCATCACGTTTTCTAATAATATTCAGAATATTTCTTAAAGCAATTCGCTTATTATTTCACAAGCAAAAAGAGAATAAATAATGGCAAAATTTGAGATGCAATTGGACTTTATTTGGATTTGAAAATAGGAGGATTAAGATTTGAAATTTGAAACAAGTAAAAGAATAGATAATTGGGCAGAGAATCATAGAAAACAGGGATGTATAACTTGTGCAACAGCAGGTGAACAGTTTGTATATAAATTTTTGCCAAGTGGAATTGTAGAATGTCAGACAATTAAATGTCTATGTTGCGGCAAAGAATTCACAGATTACGTTGATTAAAATAGGAGGATTAAATGGGAACAGTTACTATTACAAACGACACGACAAAAACACCAATTACAATGATTGGATTTTATGCAGGTGTATGTCAGGGTGCTGATACATCTAATCAGGGAAAGAATTATAAGCGTGGCTTAGATTGTATTGAAAGTGTGCATGGGAGAACATGGGAGTTTCCAGATGTTTATGCAATTATTGATGGATATTCCGCAAAAGTTCTTAGGGAATGGTACACACATATAGGTTGTTTACCAACACGTTTACAAGGTTCAACACGTTATATTGATTATTCTAAAGGTGAAGGTTTTGAATATAAAACTCCACCCTCAGTAAAGAAGAAACAAGAAACCGAATTAGAATGGTGCGGTTTTATGAAATATGTCAATTCAAAAATTCAATGGTTTATTGAAAATGGAATTCCTGTTGAAGATGCAACAATGTGTTTGCCATTAGCATATAGCAGTAATATGGTTGATAAACGTAATTTCAGAAACATAGTAGACATGACCGCACAAAGATCTTGTTCGAGGGCATATTGGGAATATAGAAATGAATTGATGAAAGATTATCTTGATGCTTTAAGAGAATATTCTAATGAATGGAAAACATTGATTGATATGACGTGTAAACCTAAATGTGAAAAATTAGGATATTGTGAAGAAAAAAAGTCTTGTGGTAGAAAACCAAAGAGACAGTAAATGTTCACTTCAATGGGAGGATAATAGAAAATGAAGAAGAAAATAATTGGAATAATTCTCATGATTTGTTTGGTGTTTAGTCTAACTGGTTGTAGAACAGCAGACATAGTAAACCATAATCTATCAAAGGATGGAGACGAATTTAATTTGTACAGAAAGATCACTGTGACTAACGCAAGAACTGACACTATTATGTTGGAAGCTGAAGGTTATATGAGCCTTAGTAATAATAGCAACAATGAGCTAGTAGTTACAATCAAGACAGGCGAAGATACATATTATAAAGATTATATCTACTTAAATGATTGGACATGCTATGTTATGGAACAGACAGAACCGACAAGCACAGATAAGTATCATTATCAGTTAGTATTCTATCCAGAAAGAGTTATTCCAGATGTTGAAGTTAAATAGGAATAAGTGAGGTGATTAAAATTAGAAGTCCAGCACGAATAGATAAATTTACAGTAGAATTAAATAGAATATGGAAGAAATATTTTCCTGATTGGAGATATTGTCAGCTCATGATGAATTTTCTTGGATGGATCGCACACGAAAAGAAACTAGATCCGTTTTTTATTGAGGAGAATAAAGCAATTACATATTTAAAGGAGTATTGTGGAGAGGAGGCAGATGATAATGGACAAGTTTGATATAGCACGAAGAGTCAGATTGTTGAATGAAGCGTCTGATGCATATTACAATACAGGTAATCCTATTATGAGTGATAGCCAGTTTGATCAGTTATTAGACGAACTTAAAGAATGGGAACATGAGACTGGAATAGTATTATCTAATAGCCCAACACAGAATGTTGGTGCAGCAATTCTTGACAGTATCAACGAAGTGACACATACTGTTCCGATGTTATCTCTTGATAAAGTTCATTCAGTTGAAGAGATTGAGAAATTTGCAGATGGTAATCAGCATGAACTTGTTGCTTCTGTAAAACTTGATGGAATTTCCTGTAGACTTACTTATCAAGATGGTGAATTAACTAGGGCAGAATCGAGAGGAAATGGTATAATCGGATCTGATATTACCGAGCATGTAAAGCAATTTAAAAATATTCCATTACATATTAATAAGGAAGGAACTTATGTAATTGATGGTGAAGCGATGATAAAACTTGATGATTTTGCCGAGATTAATAAAAACGGAGAGTTTAAGAATAGTCGCAATCTTACAGCAGGTACATTATCAAGCCTTGACACATCAGTTGTGAAAGAGAGAAGGTTATCATGGTATGCATGGAAAGTTATTGAGGGAGCAGAACCTGATGTTGATGATAATTCATTCTATGATACTTTAAAAGAAGCAACATTGCTTGGTTTTGATGTCGTTCCTCATTCGGCAACATTTATATGTATTGGGGATATGTGCCAGAAAACGATTAATACAATGTTAAAATACGCACATGATCTTTATTTACCTCAAGATGGTGTCGTATTTAGGTTTGATGATCTTAAATATGGTGAATCCTTGGGACGAACTTCTCACCATTTTAGGGGAGCAATTGCTTGGAAAGCCCCAAATAATTCAGTAGAAACAACTCTGAAAAGGATTGATTTTACTATGGGTAAGATGGGTATATTAACCCCTGTAGCCATCTTTGAACCTGTAGAGATAGAGGACACAATAGTTGAGAAAGCATCATTACATAATCTTTCAGTTATGAAGGAGATCATGGGTACTCCTTGGGTTGGACAAAGAATGGGAGTATGTAAGGCTAACCTGATAATTCCTCAAGTAAAATGGGCAGAAGTAGGTGCAAAGAGTGTAAATAAGAGATATATAAAAATTCCAGATAAATGCCCTATTTGTGGTCAACCAACAGAAATTAGAAAAGATAATGATTCGCAGGTATTGATGTGTACCAATGATAATTGTAAAGGTAAATTACTTGGTAAGCTTACTCATGCAGTATCCAAAGATGCCTTTAACATTGATGGATTCTCAGGAGCATCAATAAATAAATTCATTGATCTAGGATTACTTAATTCAATACAGGACATATACCATTTGTCAGATCACAAGACAGAACTAGAATCTCTTGATGGTTTCGGTAAAAAATCCATTGAAAAACTTCTTAATTCTATCGAGAAATCTCGTACTGCTAATCTTCAGCGTTTCCTTTATGCACTTTCAATTCCACTTTTAGGAAAATCAGCCAGCAAAGACATAGCTGAATTTTGTGATTATAAATTTGATGTGTTTGTTGACAATATACAGGTCAATGGGAAAAGTTCATTTACAGCCATTAATGGCATTGGTGAAGCGTTAGGACAATCTATCATAGATTATTGGAACAAGAATGATTCAAAGATAATTGATTTATCAAAAGAATTTATTTTTGAATTCGAAGAACATATTTGTCATACGTCAAATAATAAATTACTAGACGGTTTGATATTTGTTATAACTGGTTCACTCGAACATTATTCCAACCGTGATGCTCTTAAATCAGAAATAGAATCTTATGGTGGCAAAGTATCTGGATCTATCTCAAGTAAGACCTCATATCTTATAAATAACGATGTGAATTCCACATCATCCAAGAACAAGAAGGCGAAAAGCCTTGATGTACCTATCATATCAGAAGATCAGTTTACATCAATGATTTCATAAATTTTTCCAATTAAAAAGAGAATATATAAGTGGCACAAATAAATACAAAGGAAGTGAAGTAAATTAAACATTTTAATTACAAGCGTATTTCTATAGGAGTGATAGCAGCGTTATATCTAGGTGTTTGTACTATGCATTATAACTATTTATCAATGAAAAATAAATGTGATGAATTGAAAATGGCATTAGATATTAAGTCAGGATACATAATGGTGCTTGAGAATACTATAGAGATGCAAAATGAAGAGAAGAAAGAGAAACTTAGAGAAGACAAGATGATTGCAGATTTATATATTGCACACACTGATATGGTAAACAAGCAATCCGAAGCCAATGCTTTAGTAGTCAAAACTGAGGATAATAAGGAAGATAATATTCAGGATGACGAGACTATGGTAGAGATTTTGAGTTCAGATTCTGAAGAAAATGAACTTATTGAAACTGTGTTTGAATCTGAAGAGTATTCAATACCTGTTTATGATGGTTCAGTATTAACTGCATCAAGTGGTGTTAATTATTATGGTTCTCAACGAGAAACATACTATAACCTTGATATGTCAGGCTGCATAGATATTATGCGTAGTATAGGAAATACAGACGAGTATTGGGTGAGAGAAGATGGTTGCAAAATGCTTGGTAATTATATTATGTGCGCAGCTAATCTTAATGTACATCCTCGTGGATCATTAGTTGAGACAAGTCTTGGTACTGCAATCGTGGTAGATACTGGTGGATTTGCTGATAATGATCCGTATCAAATTGATATAGCAGTTACATGGTAATAAGGAGGGAAAAATGCATACAGTTTTTTGTATTATTGGTAGAACTGCATCTGGTAAGTCAACTATTGTTAATGCAGTTGCCAAAGATTTGAATTTGAAAATTCTAAAGTCATATACGACAAGAGCAAGAAGGCAGAGTGAGATAGGAGATAATTGTGACCATACATTTATCAATGCTGATGATGTAGATAAGTATAGAGATGATATGGTGGCATATACAGAAAGAGCAGGTTATTGTTCATTTGCCACTAAGGAGCAATTGATGAACAGTGATATATACATTATCAATCCAAGCGGTTTTTCAGATTTAATTGAATCTACAAAGAACATTCCCAACCTTCGATTAGTAGATATATGGATTGATTGTGATTCAGACCAATTAATCGCTCGTTCCAAAAGCCGTTCAAATTCTGACAATTGGAAGGAAAACTATGATAAGGAAGAGACGGAATTTACAAAAATATATCCAAATATAGATTATGACAAGTCATGGTATGTTGATAACAATCAATATATATCGGCAGCAATTAATCATATGAAGCAAATTATAATAACCATGAAACATGAAGAAATATATATGTCTGAGGCAAAAGAAAATGTTTAAAACTTTTTGTAAGCATAAAAATTATCGAATAATTGAATGTAAGAAAAATGAAAAGACATACAAGTGTCAATGCATTAAATGTGGGACACAATTTGAACTGCCCAAAGCAGTTGATGAGATGTATGAAATAAATCAAATAGTGAGGTTGTATTAAAAGTGAGCATAGAAATGATTAATGATACCTATGTGATAAACGTAAATAGTATTGCAAAAGCAAGGAAATTAAATGAGATTGCGCTGAGTTATGAAGAAGACGTAGATATCTTGAAAGATAGGTATGTAATTGATGCTAAATCAATACTTGGAATATTTAGTTTAGATATATCTCAGCCATTGAAGATAAGAATACATACCGACAATGAAGATGTATTATCCAGATTTTACAAAGATTTACTTGATCTAATTGTGAGGTGATTAATATAAGGAAACTTTATGTAGATTTCGATGGATGTGTGGTCAACACTATCGCAACTATATGTCAGATGTATAATGAAGATTTTAAATATTACAAGGATTATAAACCTGTTAAATGGTGGGAAGTTGAGACATGGAATTTTGGAGAGTGTAATTGTGCCAAGCCTGAATACATAGATACATATTTTAATCAACCAAGATTTTTTAAATATATCACTTATATGGATTGGGCGAAGGAGATATTGGATGAATTGAAAGAAACTTATAAGATAAGTATTGTTTCTGCTGGTTATAGTCCAAATTTATGTGGCAAATCAATTTGGATTAAGGAGAATTTACCTTATTGCGATTTTGTAGGTGTAAATCTAAAGCAACATACAGATAAGAGTCACATTGATATGCAAGATGGTATATTTATTGACGATTCGTATAATAATCTAATTACGTCAAATGCCATGTTCAATATTGGTTTTGGTGATGAATATGTTTGGAATACAAATTGGAAAGGTGTCAGATGTAATAATTGGCACGATGTAAGAGATTTTTTACAAGGAGGAAATATTAATTAGTGAGCATTATGACAAGCCACGAGTTAGCACAAGAACTATTAAGCAGACCTGATGGTTATATCACAGCAAAAACTCGTGACAACAGAGAATATAAGATTAATAGTTATCAGAGGATATCCACTGATGCTAATTATGATGATACATTGCACTATTGGACACTGAATCTCAGTGAGTGTAGTGGCAATATTCTATAGGAGGATAAAGATATGTTTTGTTATCAGATGGTTGCATTAGCTGACCAGAATGGAAAGACCTATGAGTGTGAGTATGGTACTTACAATAAGGAGAATGGATTTCAGATTAAGAATTTCGGAGTGAGCAATGATTTTGAAGATATGTTATATGATCTTTTTCACAAAGATATGTGGTCACTCAAGGTTGAGCCAAAGGTTATGACCAAGGAAGAAATCGAGAAGGCTCTTGGTTACAAGATTGAAATTAAAAATGAAAATATAAAGAATATTAATAAGTCTAGTAATATTCATAGAATACCAGGATTACTTGCAGATGATGATATATTTTCCTTCATTTTCAAATAAAGGAAGAAAACAAAAAGAGACGGAAAAGGAGAGATAAGACTTGAAGGTAATTTTATATACTACACATTGTCCTAAATGTATGGTCTTGGAGAAAAAGTTGAAGTCAAAAAATATTGAGTACACAGAGAACACAGATACAGATTTAATGATTTCAAAAGGATTTCTTTCAACCCCAATGCTTGAAGTCGATGGAAATATAATGGATTTTAAAGCAGCTAATACATGGATTAATGAAAGATAGGAGGACTAAAATTGAATATTAATATTAGACTTAACAAGAATTTTACAACACAATACAATAAATTACAGGATGAATTTGGTACAGATATAGCCAAAATCAATGGGTTTGATGATGGGCAGTTAAGCTATACGGATTTTATTGATAATTTTGTAGACCAGTCAACCGTAGCGGATGCAAGTATAGACGGAAATAGTAATGTATCGCATAAGGATATAGTTACTCTTGAAAAGGAAATGCCAAAGCCTCATGAAAAGCTTTTGGCTTTTAATAAGATTTACTACGAGATTCAGAAAAAGTATGGCTTTCAGACAGCTAATGAATGGTTAAGAGCAGAATGGATTGGATGGTTATATATGCATGATGCCAATACAACATCGTTCAAACATTACTGTTTTGCATATGATTTAAAAGATTTAGCAGAGAAGGGACTTTACTTTATCGAAGGGCGTAATGCAGAACCTGCAAAACACCTTAGTACATTTGTGGACTTCGTGAAAGAATATATTAGTTATGCTTGCAATAGAAGCTCTGGTGCTGTTGGACTTCCAAATTTAATTCCATATATGTTTTATTTTTGGAAGAAGGATGTTGATGATGGCTATTATGTAAGAAGCAAGGAATATTACGCAAAACAGCAATTCCAGAGATTTATCTATGCAGTAAATCAGCCATATCTTCGTGATGGATCTCAGTCAGCTTTTACCAATACTTCAGTATTCGATAGACCATATTTTGAGGCTCTTTTTGGTGGAACAGAATTTCCTGATGGAACATTTATGATTGATTATGAGGAAGAAATTATTGAATTCCAGAAGTGGTACATGGAAGTAATGGCAAAAATCAGACATGAGAATATGTTTACATTCCCAGTATCAACGATTAGTCTTCTTCGACAGAATGGAAAATTTGTAGATGAGGATTTTGCTACATGGGCAATTAAGCATAATATGGAGTGGTCAGATAGTAACATCTTTTGTGATTCCTCAGTAAATTCACTTAGTAATTGCTGTAGATTAAAGAGTAATATTGAAGATCTTGGCTATTTTAATAGTGTCGGTGGTACAGCGTTAAAAGTAGGCTCTATTAAAGTATCTACAATCAATTTAGCTAGATTGGCTCTTGATACTAATTCAGAAGAAGAGTATCTTGATGAATTAAAAAAGAGAGTAACTATCAATCTCAAAGCACTGGACTGTGTAAGACATATCATCAAACGAAACGTAGAAAAAGGGCTTCTTCCTAATTTTTCTTATGGACTTGTTGATTTTCCTCATCTTTATAACACAATTGGATTCATTGGAATTTACGAAACAATGAAGAAATTTGGATACACAAGAGTAGATGAACTTGGTGATACATACTACACAGATAAAGCTTCAGCATTTGGTAAGAAAATATTTGAGACAATGAGAAAGACTGCGGATGAATTTATTAAAGAGTACAACTGTGATTATCAAATTAATACTGAACAAATTCCAGGTGAAACAGCAGCAGCAAAGCTTATGAGAAAAGACAAATTCTTCTATCCTAATGCAGATATCTACGATCTTCCTCTTTATGGTAATCAGTTTATCCCTCTTGGTATCAAAACAACAGGACAGGAACGTGTAAGAATTGCATCTGAGTTTGATGGATATTGTTCTGGTGGATCAATTCTTCATTACAATATTGACGCACCATTTGACTCATTTGAAAAAGCATGGAAGATGACAAATTATATTGCTGACCAAGGTGTAACATACTTTGCATTTAATACAAAGATTCAGGCATGTAAACACAATCATGCGTTCTATGGCACAAAATGTCCTATATGTGGAGAGCCTGTAGATACTGAATTTACCCGTATTGTAGGCTTTTACACACCAGTTAAGACATATTCAAAAGAGCGCAAAGCAGAGTTTGAAATGAGAAAATGGGGAGACATTAATGCCGAAGTAGAGGAGATTTAATGAAAATTAAAGGTTTGATGACTGAAGATTTCGTGAATTACAAAAAGGTTTCTATGACAATTATTTTTCCTTACTGCACTTTTAAGTGTGGTAAGGATTATTGTCAGAATAGTCCATTAGCAAAATCTCAAATTATTGAAGTTTCAATAGATGACCTTGTAAATAGATATATCAACAATCCAATAACAGAAGCGGTAATTATGCAAGGACTTGAGCCGTTTGATTCATGGAATGATTTGAAAGAATTTGTCCAAAAATTAAGAGAATATAGTAATGACGATATTGTTATCTATACAGGATATAACAAAGATGAAGTAATCGAATATGTTAAAGAACTTTCGATATATCCGAATATTATCGTCAAATTTGGTAGATATATTCCTAATCAAGAGAAACATTTTGATGATGTATTAGGAGTATATCTTGCTAGTGACAATCAATATGCAGAGAGGATTAGCTATGATTAAGACGAACGAAGATAAAGAATTAGTAGCAGAAATTAGGCAGAAACTTAAAGACAACGGAGGTTATTGTCCGTGTAGACTGCAAAAGACACCTGATACAAAGTGTATGTGCAAAGAATTTCGTGAACAAGAAGAAGGAGAATGTCATTGTGGTCTCTATGTAAAAATAAAGGAGTGATGAAATATAGATAAAAAATATATACCAAGTTATATAGGTACTACAAAATCAGGATTAAAATATGAAGTTATAAATTATCAAGATAATATTATAACTATTAGATTTTTAAATACAAATTACATATTAAAAACCAACTCTGCAACATTAGCAGGAGGATATATAAAAGATCCATATGAACCATCTGTATGTAACGTTGGTTATCTTGGTGAATGTGATAGTCCTAACAGAAGTCAAGAATATACATTATGGAGAGGATTAATTGAAAGATGTTATAATCCAAAAAGACAAGATTATAAATGTTATGGAGCAAAAGGTGTAACTGTTTGTGACAGATGGAAATGTTTTGCTAATTTTATAGAAGATATAAAGAAAATTGATGGATATGATGATAGAAAATTCCATAATAAAGAATTAGATTTAGATAAAGATATAAAACAGTCCAATGTACCTATCAATAATAAAGTATACAGTCTTGAAACTTGTCAATTCATTTCTAAGCATATTAATCGTGCAATTGTTACACGTAAGAAATCTCCAAATATAAAAATTATATCGCAAAAAGGCGACTATGTTTTAGAAACTGATTGTCTAGTTAATGAATTAGCAAATAAATTAAATATTAAAACACAATATATAACTAGAATTTTAAGAGGAGAAGCCAAAACCCATAATGGGTGGACTTTTAAATATGGTTAAAGCAATCCCTAGCTCAGAATAAAATAATCTTATATTGTGATTGAAAGGAGTTTCAATATGATAACAGCAATAATTTCATTTATAATAGGTATATTTGTAGGTGGTACATTAATGGCATTCTGCAATGCAGCATCACATCGAGATAATATCAGATATCCAGATGATAAAGAAAAGGAGTGGAGTAATTAATGTCATACTTAACCGATAAATTCAAGGGTATTTATCGCCTAAAAGTACCTATTGATAAAAATACAAATGATTTTCCTCGTAAGCCCAATGGTCAATATGAAGATATAGATATGTACATTTCCTGTCAACACGGCAATATGATATTTCACGATACAGGTAGCACATTACTAGCATATATTCCGAGTCTGCAACGTGGACATAATATCATCAACACTATCCAAGAAGAAAATCTTGGTAATGTATATGACATAGAAGAAAGTGATTCAGAAGTTCTTTTTAAGTTTAAATATGCCGATTCTGGCAAAATTATCCCATTACTAAAACCACGAACAAGTGGTTCAAATATCAGTCCATTTTCAAGTAGGAATTTGCCACAAAATAAGGATTATAGGATACCAGACGAAGACTTAATCAAGTACAAAAATATTATCGAAAAAATCCCATCAGAGCGCATTTTGACCGTTTCTCACACCACAAATAGTTTCATTAAATCGCTGGCTAATAAAAGAAAGCCTCTTGATAGCATTAAGACTGATATAAAACTGAAGAGATTACGTGGCAAAGAGTATATACATTCTATTGGACTTTGGGATAAATATATAAAATATTTGGAGAAGAATTTATGAACATAAAACAATCAATAATTGAATATAAAAAACGAAGAGACGCAAAGAAACAAGCTAGAGCAGAAGAGTATTTTGAAGAAATCGAAAAAAGTAAATATCTAAGTAATTCTTATTGTCCTGGCTGCCAATTCGCTGATAATAAGTACAAAGATTATTGCACCACAAAATGTAGATATGGTATATGGCGAAATAAGAAAAATCAGGAAGGAAAACAACAAGCTATAAATGAAAAGATACAAAAAATAAAGGAGAAAATAAAAAATGGAGAAAATTAAGATAAAGTATTTTGACGATGAGATAAATAAGATAGAAAAGATTAGCAAAGGTGATTTGATAGATCTTCGAGCTGCAGAGACAGTAGAAATGAAGAAGGGTGATTTTAGACTCATTTCTCTTGGTGTAGGGATGAAACTTCCTGACGGATACAAGGCTAATATATATCCGAGAAGTAGTACATATAAAAATTTTGGCATCATTCTAGCAAACAGTGTAGGTCAGATTGATAATAGTTATAGTGGAGACAATGACTGTTGGAAGTTTCCAGCAATTGCTATGAGAGACACAGTTATTCATAAGAACGATAGGATTTGTCAGTTCGAGATTCAAAAGGTTCAGCCGGAGATAGAGTTTGTTGAGGTTGAACATCTTGATGATACTGATAGAGGTGGCATTGGATCGACAGGTAGGGCATAAGTATGGACGATAAAGATATTCTTACGCAACAGGACTTGTATGAATATTTTCCGTTAGGTAAAACAACCATACAAAAAATGTTACAGCAGAAAATTATTCCTGCAACAAAAATAGGAAGAAATTATTTTATTACTCGGCGAAAACTTCTTATATGGTTGGATGAAAATGCAGGAAAAGAGTTAAATATTGATTAAAATTACAAAGTGATGTATTCTAATACCAAGTTGGAATGCATCACTTTTTTAAAGAAATGTAGGTGCATTATTATGATAATTAAAGCAACAAAAGTAAAAGATATGACATTTTTCCAAAGAGATAATGGCTCATATCAGTCAAAAGTCACTATTAATGGGAAACGAAAAACATTTTACGGTAAAACGAAAAATGAGGTAAGACTAAAATATCAAGAATATTTACACGAATTAGAAACTAATAATAGCAGATTACAGTCAGATGATCTTACTTTAAATGAATATATTGAGTATTGGTTGCCAACTTATAAACTCAGAACTATTGAACCATCATCTTATGATAAGTTAGAACGAGTATATAATAATCAAATTCATAATACAATAGGGAGAAAACATCTGAGAAAAATTACAACTGAAGACATCCAATCACTGATAGATAATTATGCCAGTCCAAAAGATGATAAAACCACTCCTCTTGCTAAATCAGGATTGAAAAGAACTCGCCAACTTATTAACCAATGCTATGAAAAGGCAGTTCAGGAAAAGAGAGTTGAAATAAATCCATGTAAAGATGTCTTCATTCCAAAGGATATTTTTATTGATGTAAAAACAAAGGAGCAATTTTCATTAGATTATGATGAAATGGAGGAACTTAAAGAACTTTGCTTGACAAAAAATAGAACGACCAAACAAGACACGTATAAATATCGTGACGGATTAGTATTAATGATTATCCTCAATACAGGTCTTAGATGTGGAGAAATGTTGGCTTTAGAATGGTCGGACGTAGACCTTAAAAATAAGACGTTGAATATTAATAAGATAATTCAAAATAAAGTTGTAGATCGTACAGACAAGAATCATAAAAGAGTGGATAAAGTTAAAGACGGTTCAAAAACTCCTTGTGGAAGAAGAATAATTCCTATTAATGATAATATTATATTTTATTTTAAAGAGATACAAAAAAATAATGATCTATTAGGGATTGATTCTAATTATGTTGCTTGTACTAGAACAGGTACTAGACAAACTCATAGGAATTTACTTCGCAGCCTCAGAAGGATAGTAGAGTGTGGAACTATAATTCCAGAAGAAACAACTCTGCACACATTACGACACACTTTTGGTTCTACACTAATTCGTAAAGGGGTTGCAATAGAGATAGTAAGCAAACTTATGGGACATGCTAATATAATGGTAACATACAATAAATATATTCATGTAATTAATGAAGAAAAAGCTAAAGCAATGGAACTTGTAAATATTATTTAA